CTACAACAAGAAACATGCTAAACTACAATCACAACTACAAAAACAGTATCCAAAACGACATAAGTCAAAAAAACTAAATAAATTAACAACAAAAAGAAATCGTAAAATTAAAGACTACCTCCACAAGAGTTCCAGGTTTGTAGTCAATTATTGCTTGGAAGCAGGCATCTCCAACATTGTAGTAGGTTACAACGCTGAGTGGAAACAAAACGTTCAGCTCGGCAGTCGCACCAATCAAAACTTTGTTCAAATACCTTTTCTAACACTAATAAATCAAATAGAATACAAAGCAGCACTGCTTGGCATAACTGTTGTAAGGAACGAAGAATCCTACACCAGTAAGTGCTCAGCGATGGACCTTGAACCAGTTAAAAAACATGACATATTGCGGTAAGCGCATAAAGCGCGGCATGTTTATAACTGCTAACGGAACTAAGATCAATGCTGATTTAAATGGAGCAATAAATATTCTTCGAAAGGTAGCCGGAGATAAGGAACAAATTATTAAATTTGTTCAAACTCAATCTAGTAGAGGTCAAGTCGTTTGGCCGTTTCATGTATGCATGAATAAATAGTTTTTAAAACTAATACGATACTGATTTTCTCAACGAAGAAAATGAGGTAGTGATGGCTTCCGATACCATCCAAGCAACGATAAATTACAAAAACAATTAGATCCAATCTACAAAAAATTAGTTGATAAAGGACTTATAAAAAGTTATAAATTCAGAATCGATCAATCGTATGTTTTAATCGACTCATAATTTTTACCTATAATTTCCAGCCATCTTTTATGGCTTCTTGTTTTGTTCGATATCCTGAAATTTTAGAAACATAAGTTAAGTCCAATTCAAAATAAGCATAGAAATAAATATCATCACCATCCGGATAAATTCGACTTAATATTATAGGAGCACCTTCTGCCACATTGATAGTATATCCTCCTATATTATCATTAATTTTTCCACCAAAATTAAATTGGTTGAATTCAGTAACATAAGGAGTTCGAGGACCTCTGTGATTATCAAAACTTTTAGAATCTTTTGCTAAAATCAATACTTTTTCATAGTTAGATTCAAGTGAAATGGAAACATCTTTTTTAGTATTTCCTCTTGGTATCATGTATAAACCTGGATGGTGATGAGTTGATATAGTGTGTTTGAAAATCTGATAAATATCCCCTTGATAAACAACTAACATCCCTTCTTTGAAGCTGTCCAAAATATTATGTTCGTTCCGTTCAAACAATTTAATACGCTCACTGAATTTTTTCATAATTTATTTATAGCAAGCGGCTCCTTCATCACCATAAATCCAAACTACTGTTTCCGAGTTGTTTTTACATGCTATTAGTTCTATTGAAACCAATTCATCATAATCCAACTCATCCAAATATTCTTCAACAGTACCGGTATCATATCTTTTTATGCGATTAAAATTATTTCCGGTTTCTTTTGCTATAACAACCCAAGGTTTATCTCCATAGTCCATTGCTATCATTTCTGGTTTAACGTCTTTGAAAGGAATAAGTTTACCCCAATCATTAGATTCATTTAAACTACTATAACTGTTTGATTTTTTGCTTTCATTTACACCACCGAATAGATTATTAAACCAATCCTCGTAAACATCCAATCCCCATTCAATACAAGGTTTCCCTTTAAAATAACCACTTAAATTATTAGTATTAAAATTAGCGGCTGGTTTTGTTAAATTTTTACCGGTGAATATTATAAGAGTATCATATTCAGGTTTTTTACTGCCTGTGGGTTTATGCCCTTGTGCCATTATAGTATGACCATTTGATAAAACTATAGTATATTCATAATCTTCTTCACCTTCAGTTACTTCAGCTTTTATGCTTTCGATTGTTATATCAACCGGTTTCGGTACAGCATGAAATTTATATTTTTTCAATCTACTTATAACTGCAGATTCGGTTGTTTTATCGTCTTCCCATTTGACATCAAAAGAAGATTCATTTAAAGCAAATTCATTGAATTTTTTTGTTCTTTGCATTTTTATATACCTTTTATTCTTATTTAAATTATATTATATTGACGTAACTAATCAAAATTTATTGTCCTTCATCATCTTTACTTTCTGTAGTTTAGCAACCAACTGATCAGAGGAACCGGTAATGATAACTTTCCTATGCATCTGTCCACCAATCATTCGTTGGTAGTGAAATCCATCTGGATCTTTTACAATTTCTTTTTCTATTAGCTCTTCGACCATCTCATTTGGAATTCTTTCCGCCCCGAATTTCTTACAGAAAATATACTCAAGTTTATCGTTTACTTCTGCCCAAGCTCTGCAGAATTTAATATCCTCTTTGAAGATTAAATAAAGGCCATGTTTACCGGCCATAGTGCCATTTGTTCCACTACAAATGGCTTTCCTGCCGTATTTGTCCTTACTTGCCCGAAACGCCGCTGGAACACCATTAGACTTATAAATTTTGATCAATGAACAATCATCTATAAATTCTTTAATATCATAATGGCCATGCTTAAATCCACCGATCGGTGCATATGAAATATCGATCATATTGGCCAGCGCATCAGCATATTCAGTGGTCATTTTACCATCTGGGTCTTCTTGCGGAAACCAATTTATAAATTTCTCGTTTAATACATCTGATAGTATTTTTATCATCTTTGTTTCTATTTTTCTTTAGTGTAGGTTTCGTTATCAACTTGGAAACGATCTTCATTTCCAATATCATTTTTCATTAACGTCATCCGGATATCTAATAATTTGTCCGGTAAGCAAGTGTAAAGATGTCCACCAGTTTCAGAAATATCAATTATTCCGATATCTTTACTGAAAAGAGAATCGAAATGTTGTATTTGATAATCCTTTACTCTTTCATCGTCAGAAGCAACATAAACTCCAATTTTTGAATTATGTTTATTGCTACTAAAACACATCATACCATTTTCTGTTCTAAGCTGATAACATGCAGTTAATTCATCATCCGTTATTATTCCTTCTAATGTTTCTTCCGGAAAATAACTTGGGTTAATGGCTACTAACGGTCTATCAAATATATAGTAGCAATAAAGCGCTGGAATAACTCCCAAAGAAGAGCTAATGAAATAAAGAGAATTTGGATCAGCTTTTTTAATTATTTTATCTAATTTATCAAGATCTTTTTCTATATTGAACGTTTGATCAAATCGAACAACATTCATAGCTGAAAAATATTCTTTAATTATTTCAAATTTGTTGAAATTTGATTTATTTGCTTCCGGTGGTGATTTATATCCACCGAAATAGATTATCGTACCTTTTTTCATTTTTTGTTTTCCTTTATAAAAATGAAACTGATTAATTTAGTTGATTAACTGAGAGAGTTTTGTATCTGGAATTTTTTCCATAATAAACTCCTCCTAACATTTTTTTGTAATCTTCTGGTGTCCAAAATTCATCTTCATAAGAACCCCAAACGTATTTTACATCTTGATCTTTAATGTATTTTTGATCACTTTTAGAACCATGTGCAGTTAAATTATAACTTCTTTTTGTTACTGTTGCTTGGCCATCATTAGTGAAAAATATATCCACACCATCTTTTGTATTTCTATACTTTCTAACGAATTCTTCCGGTGTGCCGGTGAAATCATACACTTTTTCTTCGCCCCAAGTTATTCTTTGGTGTTCTTCATTTAACTGATTAAATTCATTGTAACTTTTAACGTTATTCATAATTCTTGCTTTTTTTGTTGTAACATTTATTTTATATATTAATAGACGATTTTCTTTTAATTTTATTGTAACAAAAAAAGAAGATTGTCCTTTAGCACAATCTTCTTAACATAATTAAAATTAAAAAAAGGAAATTTTTAGTCTTCTTTCTTGACCGCTTCAACTGATTCTTTTCTGTATTCAGTGACTAATTTTTTGATGTCGCCTAGTGCTTTTCTTGCCCTGGCTTCCGCCGCTTTTGTTCCCTTAGAAACATATTGTAAATGATTTGTTTTAAAATCTTCGTATAGTTTATCGATTTCTGCAAATTTTTGCTCTAACATGATTTTTATCCTTTTATATTTTTTAAAATATGGGACCTCTTTCGGTCCCATTGTTGCAACGACTCCGGTTCCACACACCTATCGTTATGCTTTTATGAATTTGTACAATTTATATTCGTTGTTATTTAACACCCAAATGAAGTAGACTCCGGATGTATATGATTCAATATTTAGCTCAACCGTCTCTGTAATGAAACAATTTGATACTATTAATTGTCCAGTATAGTCAAAAATCCAAATAGTAGTGGTGCCAGTGAACGGTTCCAAGAATTTTACTATGTTGTTATCATATGTTATCAAATTAGCGTCTTCTGTCCGGGTTTCCGCCATTACTGATGTTACATCACCTTCTCTATATACTAATTGAATTAATGTACTATCAATAATATATTGTCTAAGTTTCATATTATCTTCTGTCAACAGAGTTATTGTTCTTTGTAATTCATTGATTATTTCACTCCAAACAACCATTATGCTATCTTTTTTGATACTCTCATTTAGCCACCTTGTGTTGGCTTCAGACAAACGGATATTTTCTTTTGTTAGTGAATCGTTTTCTAATTTCAGTTCATTGCATGGATCATCCACTGTAAATAATAGTGTTTCATCAATTTTGAAACCGGTAGATTCTACTGCACCTGTAACAGTCCAATGTCCATAAGAAGGGAAATTTAAAAACAATCCATCCGATTGATAAGACGTAGCACTAATTAAAGAATCATTTAAATATACTTTAATATGAACGTTTTTGAAATTTTCAGATTTTTCCCAATCAATCTGAACTACATCATTTAAATTTTTTGTTCCTGAATATGTTTTAAATCGGAAGTATGTATCTCTTTCTAAAACAGGTATCATATCAGATTGTGCTACTACAATATTTGTCTCGTTATATACATACCTGTATTGAACGGAACCTGGAACAAGATAGATATTATCGAATTCATAAACTACTTCATTTGCTATATTAATTTTTTCGATATTATTCCAATTGATTCCATCTTGAGAAAATTGTAATGTTAATTGACTTGGGAGATGTAATGGATTGAATATTGTCTTTGCTATATAGTGGCCACCATTATAAATTTCAGAAGGTATTAAGGTAAATTGACCAGAAGAGGCGATAAAGTTAATAGTATGTACATCTATAGGTTCTGTTCCCCATTCATCATCTGGATTAACAAAAATACCAATTAATGCATTTGATACTATTGTTTCCGGTACATAAGAAAATGTTTTTGTTGCTGGTCTTGGATTCTCCCAACTGGTGATTTCTGTTATTTGTTGCCATGTTGTTCCATTATCGAATGACAAAGCTACGTAAAATTGATCGGACATTGCCGGTGACCAATCTTCAACTGTGTAAGTGAATGCTGTTTTGAAATAGTAGTTTTCATTTAAATTTTTGAAACCTTCAGCATTTAGTGTGAAGTAGCATGAAATTGCTACTAATAATGTGATCAGTAATTTTTTAAACATTTTGTTTTTAAACCTTTTAATAATTTTTAAATAATTTTTTGTTTCTTTATTAATATTTATACAATTAAGTATGTTGTTTCTAAAATAGAAAAAAGTTGATTTTTTATTTCAACTTTTCTTTTTCGACCTTGTTTAGTCCATTCTATAAATGTAATAGCCTTTATCATCATATATCAGACTATGTTCATATCCGTCATATTGTGAGATCCATTGACCTCTGTCATCTGAATCCATACTGTCTCTGACCCATGAATTAGTATCGAAATACTCTTGTAAATGTTCCGGAACCTGTGGAACTATTTCATTTTCCGCATATTCTTTAATATTTTCACGTTCTCTTTCTTCCGCTTCTTCATAGTCTAATATGAGGTATTCTTCTCCATCATAACTGTAAAGATTCTTATCCCAAGTATTTTGCTCAAGAAAATCTTCTAACAATGGGTAATTTTCATTTAAATGTTCTGATATCTCATCATGATTTACTGATTCAGAACATATAGATTTAAATTCTTTCGGTTTAATAATAAAATATTTATCATCAAATTTAACTAAATCTATTCATAGAAATTCAGCTAATGCTAATACCTTGTCGTTAATTTCTAACATTAATATTTTCCTACTAAAGTGTTAATAATCTACCTTCTATCCATTCAGAAGTTTCTGGTTTGAACCAAAGGGATTGCCAAACAAAATCTCTACCATTAGAACCGCCACCAGGATGAGTGTATGCTAATTGAGGATTGAACCAAATACTGCCGTCATCCACAATTGTTCCGCCCCAAAAATCAATAACAATGTTTTTGAACAATGTATTGACTAATGTCTTTCCAAGTTCGGATTTTAAATCACCTGATTTAATTTTGAATGTTGGATTGCCTCTAATTGTCTCCATTTCACAACTGAGTTTTACTTTCATTCCATTTAGACGTTTTGATATCAATTTTTCTAAATCAGGAATATGCTTTGTTAAATTATCAAACAATTCTGTTAACTCTTCATTGGAAATATCTAATGTTTCATTGAGTTGAGTTGTCTGATAGTCATCGTATTTTCTTGCCATTGTAATTTTCCTTTATTTTTATATACTATATATTTCTGTTTTATTTTTGATATGATTATAAACATGTTTTCTCGCTCGATAGATATGGACAGAAACAGATCCGACAGGAACATCAGTAATTAATGATATTTCATTGTAACTGAAATTATCCATTTCTCTTAGTAAGTATGATTCCAAATAAATTTCAGGTATTCCTTGTATAGCTTCTTCTATAGATTTACTAATTAGATGCTGGTCAAAAAGAATTTCCTGTTCAAATATTCGGTCATCTATCTCTTCAATATATTCGGTAGCTACTGGACGTTTTTGTCTGAATTTATTAAATATATCATTCCGGGCAATTCTTAATAGGTAAGCATAAACATTATTAATTTCTTTATTGTCTGAAATGGAGGAATAAAAATTGATAAATGTTTGTTGAAAGGTATCTTCAACATCCTGCTTATTTTTCAATAAGTATGAAATATATCGAAGCACCTTACTGGAGTACCTATTATATAACTCAGTGAATGCCTTTTCGGATACTGTTTTATTTTTTGAAAGTAGTAATCTATAAAGTTCTATGTCAGATTTTTGTTTGATTTCTATTGCCTGTTTGTTCTGTGTTAAAATAGTATTAACGATTCAGTTGAAATTTTATTGTAGAGAAATTAAATAAATTATTACATTTATTTTTTATTTTTCAAGATTTCTTTTAATCTTTTACATGCGTTTAGGTAAACACGATGATCAAAATGATAATCTTTAGTCCAATATTTTGCTTGTAATTCAGCAGTATCTAATATATTTTTTAATTCCTCTGTATTCATATCTTCTGAAAATGAATATGGAGGTCCATATTGCTCCAATTCTGAATCAAAATTGACCGGATCATAAAAGTTATCCTATCGTGATTCATTCATAAATTCTTCAAATTTCATGACTCTGGATTCATTTTGTTTTGTTTTGCCTATGTCGGTTGCTTTTGTTTTCAAATGTTGGACATTATCCGCTTTGGTGAAGTCGATAGAATCCATCACTTTATCCGGAAGATTTTTAGTTTTAATAGAAGCAAAATCTTCAAGGTCTTTTAAAGACATCGAATCTGCTAATTCTTTTACTTCGGTTGAGGCATCAACGGTCTCTCCTCTTTTGTATGCTAAGGCCATTCCCATGATTGCTTGTTGTGCTTTTGATTTTGCTGGCATTTTTATTACTCTTTTATTTAAAAATTAAAAAACGAGGATAGTTAGAGGGTTTTTAACCTCATCGACATGTTGGTCTTTCAGGCCAAGTTGTACACGGGAATTCCTCACAACGCGATCGAATACAACCGGTCTTGCTCTCTCATTAGCTTAGTGAACTTTTTCGTGTGTTCACTTTCCTATCCTCTGAACCGCTAAATTAAGTATGCTGATATGGTGATTTAAACCAAACTCGCCTAAAATAGAGACGGCCTATAGTATATATTATCTACAATAGTAGAAATTTTTTAAGAAAGATTATTAAAGAAGTTATAATAGATGAATCAATTATATAATCAAAATAACCCTCTAATTATATATTTAAAATTAATATTTGCTCCATGACAAGGAATCGAACCTTGAACTGAAATGTAATCTTTCTCCGTTTGTCATACAGAGAAATCAAACAAAAACAGGTTATCCATTTATAACTCATGAAACCTTGAAACATTTTTGTTTTATACAAATTCGGTGATTTAATTTATGTACTTCTATTAATCAATAAATTATAAACATAAATTTTGTTTTTTTTACTAATATATATAAATTTATCAACTTGAATTTTAATTGAACCAACAGGCAACAATTTTGTTGACACAGTTTAGTATTTCATTTCAAAAATTGTTTCAAAGAACGACGTTCTATTTTCTAACCTTCTAAAATTGTATATTCAGCAACTCTTCTGAAAAAGTAAACTGTTTTATCCAATTCAATTTTTCCGTTCGATGCTGCATTGGTCAAATGACCTTCTGTTTCTTTCCAAAGTACAACCGGACCAAGTTCCGGAAAATTAGCACCATAAAAAGGACTTTCGATTGGATATGCTTTACGGTAACATTTTGATTCTATTGACAAAGCTATTTCTTTAGCTGCATTGAAATTATTTAATTCGGTATTTTGAGATTCTGTTAGCATTTTCTATTTTCCTAAAATTATTAGTTTTATTTAATTTATAATATATTGACGTTACTAATAAATTTTTATTGTAACGAAAAATAAAAAAGATCTAAACTTTTTCAAATTTAGATCTTCTGGCGGAACCATCGGGATTCGAACCCGAGATCTCTTGATAGACAGTCAAGCGCTTTAACCAACTAAGCTATGATTCCATTTCGGTGGATTATAAAGGACTTGAACCTTCACCTTCGGTATGCAAAACCGATATGCTCCCAATTAACACTAATAACCCGTTCTTGTACGTCTAAGCAGGATCGAACTGCTACCAATGGATTGAAGGTCCATTAAACTATCCATTTATTCTATAGACGCATAATTGAGACATCGGTGAGAATCGCACTCACATAAACGGTTTTGCAGACCGCTACCTAAACTATTCGGACACGATGTCGTTGCTGTTTTGTGCCTTGACGTGGTAACGCTCCACGCTCTTCGGTGTTTCAAACCGATGCTTTCTACTTGATTAGCTTTCAAGGCATTTCTTGTGAAACCAGATAGAATTGAACTATCGACCCACTGGTTAAAAGCCAGTTGCTCTACCATCTGAGCTATGGTTCCAATTTTGTGAAAATAGAAGGATTTGAACCTTCGACCATCTGCGTGTAAAACAGATGCTCTATACCAACTGAGCTATATTTTCATCTGTGGACCCTGTTGGGATTGAACCAACGATTTCTGAGTTATGAGCTCAGTACTTTTACCAACTAAGTTAAAGGTCCATTACTTGCACTGATAGTTAGATTCGAACTAACATTTATCAAATTAGAAGTTTGATGCTCTATCCAGTTGAGCTATATCAGCGTTGTTTTGTAGCGGACCCGGAACCTGCCTCCGGAACTACAGCTTATGAGACTGTCGAGATAACTAATTTCTCTAATCCGCTATTTTTGCACGTCGAGCAGGTCTCGAACCTGAACCCGTGGGTTTGGAATCCACTACTCTACCAATTGAGCTATCGACGTATATCTTGAGCGCCTACCCGGGGTTGAACCGAGACATTTTGGTTGGAAGCCAAACATGCTAATCCATTAACATCATAGGCGCGTTTTGCAGAAGCAACCGGATTTGAACCGATACATCCTTTCGGACAACTCATTAGCGGTGAGTAGCAATACCAATTATGCGATGCTTCTATCGGGTAATTAATGAGGAACGATCTCATACTTTCAGCTTCACAGGCTGGGGTGCTAACCAATTACACCATAATTACCGTGTTTAAAAAATGCACCAAATATTCTATCCAGTTGAGCTAATGGTGCGTTTTTTATTATTGAGCTCACAAAAGGAATCGAACCCTTATCTGAAGATTACAAGTCATCTGTTCTACCAATTGAACTATGCGAGCATTTGGTTGTCTATCAAGGATTTGAACCTAAATCTTTGCTGTATCAGAGCAACATTCTAACCGGATTGAACTAATAGACAATATTATATGTGTCAGAGGTGGGCATCGAACCCACATGGAATTTCTTCCACGGGTTTTTAAGACCCGTGCGTACTACCAATTTCGCCACTCCGACATTTTAAGTAATCACGCTAAGATTTGAACTTAGACTTTATGACTTTTGAAATCATCGCCACTGCCAATTGGGCTACGTGATCATTTGAAGTAACCCTACTTGGATTTGAACCAAGACTTTTTATATCAAATCTAAAAACCCTTCACTGGAAAACCATCTTCTTTTAAATTCTTTGTGATTTATCCGTGTAACATTATATCCAATATCCTTTAAATAATTATCTCTTATCTTATCTTTTTCTATCGTCTTTTCATGTTGATTACCATCTAATTCTATTATTAATTTTTTATCTTCAAATGTATAATCTGCGAATATGTTCTTTTTATCTTTCTCATTATAAAAATGTCTATTATACTGATATTCAATTTTATTAGATATCAAATATTTTTCAAAATTTTCTTCCATCCACGATCTCTTATGACTTCCGTATATCTTATGATTTTCTGGATTTTTTAGCCATTCTGTTCTTGCTTTTGAAATTTTAGACCTTCTTATTAATTCTTTCTCTGTAGTAGAAGCTCGACCAGTTGGAGCTTTAGTTATTCCATTTTTCATATTTAATGAGCTATTAATAGAGTTTCTTTTGATTCTTTCATCTGTGTACTTTGTCAATCCTTTAGACCAACCTCTTTTAGCAAGATCATCAACAGACATTTCATCTTTTCTCTTCTGGACAATTCTACCATCATTGTAGCATTTTTTAACACCTTCACTATTCTTTTTTCTATTTGTCGGACAACTATTATAAGATTTAGAGCAACACCATTTTCCACTTTTAGATTGATATATTGCTTCTTGTCCACATCCATACTCACATAATTGAATTTCATCCATAATACACTATAATATTTTTAATAATATAGTATATATTTGAGACTGTCTCCTCTGCCGTTGGGATATAGGGTCATTTTACAGGTGCCGTTTTATGGAATTGAACCATACTGTACTAAGTACAAAAGTTTTACAGACTTCGTCGCCACCTTGGCTGTTAAACGGCTTTTTATTTGGCTCATCGGGTAGGACTCGAACCTACAATCGCCGCGTTAACAGCGCGGTACTCTACCAATTGAGTTACCGATGAATTTTAATCTGCTGCCGGTGAATGATTTGAACATTCATAAACGGCTTCAAAGGCCGTTGTCTTAACCAGTTGGACGAACCGACAGTATTTTATTTTCTAATTTTCAAAGGACTAAGGCGGTCAGTGCGCAGCGACTTGAACGCTGACTCCTGGCTCCCAAAACCAGTGGATTAACCAATTTTCCTACGCACTGAGTATAATAAAAAACCGAATTTCTTGTTTAGTGAAATCCGGTTTAATATTTTTAATTTTTTATGAATAAAACGTTTTTAAAACGTTTCAAAACAAACCGGATTTATCTTTCTTGCTGCTCCACTAAATAGATAGCTTTCATGATCATTATTGTTGACGTTTTGTATCGAACAATAAAATTCACTGCCAGGTTTCGTTGAGCTGGTTGAGCTGGTTGAGCTGGTTAAGGGGCAATTTCTGCTAATCTGATATGTCATGTTTGATGTTTTCATATAATCTATATATTAAAGTTAATTTCTACTGAATGTGTTTTTACACCTTATTTTACAATTTTCTTTCACTTTTTGAAAGAAAGTTTTTAATTATTTTATTTTTTAGGAGCGTAATCTTCATCTGATAACACATATCCTTCTCTTTCAAGCTCCTTGATAATCTTTTTTATCATTGTAGATCTAAACGAAGGTCTTGTGGCTACATCTTTGGACCAAACACCTTTCCTATAAATAATTTCATAGTTTGTATTATTTCCGTTAAAATATGAAGTAATAAAAGCGTATTTACCTTCATCGTTTTTATAAAGAGAATAACCTTCAGCACTGTTCTTAATATCAGTTTCCGTAATTCCCTCATTTAACTTATTTTCATTCAAAAAGAATTCTTCTCTTGTTAATACATGCTTATTCATAAAATTTCTTATTTTTTGTTTTGTTAAAATTATAAAGACGAAGCAATTTAATTTTTATTGTCGTATAGTTTTGACAATTTCGGTATTTTGCTGTCTTCTACAAATATTTTAAATGTTTCATCATTTATTAAAGATTCATATACTTCTACGTACTTGTCCTGAGCTTTAGGAAAAAAGTGCGATTTCAGCATCACAGTAATCACCTTAAAAATCCATTCCTTTCCTTTCCGGACCAATGCTCCAACAATGTTTAAATTTGATTTCAATCCATGAATTACAAATGTTTTAGCACCTTGTAAATTCTTTGTTAGGATGTTTGCTGATTTTCTAACAAGTTCTTCAATGTCTTCCCTTTTGATGTTTATAGGCAACCCATTCCGCTCTCTGGAACGATCCATTGCATGAGTTGTCAGAAGAACATCAATTTCGTGTTGTTCTTCGTTTAGTAAAAGGGACCAGTCAAAGTAAATTTTCATACTTTCTATAATTTTTGTTGTAGTTCTTCAAGTGAGTACTTTTCAAACATTTGACAAAGAATGCCAAATTTTTCTTCATCAGCTAAATTGTTAATAGAAGGAAAATCATAATTATATCCTAATTGCTTATTTAAAAAATCACTCAAGTCTTTGTCTGACATATTGCTTAAAATTTCTTCTGCGTCATCTTTGTCTAAATCCACATCAACAATCACATAGTCTTCTTCAATATTAGTATAAATTTTTACCTCATGAGAATCATCCATCGAGTCTAATATTTCTTCTAATTGCTGTTTTTGAGTTTCATCATCAAAACTATAGGCACTGAAAAATTCTCTAACATCATCCATATCAAATACTATATATTTATGAAAGTCAACCGACACTTCTTTTTCAATCCACATTATATGTATTCCTTAAAATATAAAATCCGTTTTCTTTTTTATACAATCAAGAAAACGGATTTGAACAACTAAATAATATTTATTCAGATTTTTTCTGAACAACTTTTAGTTCTTTTATATAATCACTACCATCGCCATCCCAGCCAAATGTTTTTTCATAGTCACTGTCATTCGGATCAACAACAATCGAAAATGAATGCCCTATATTTCCAATCTGTGCAATATACTCTATCAATTCTTTTAGTTGATTTTCTGTATCTCTACAGTAAATGATATACTGGTCACAATCAGAATTATTTAGACCTTCATTTAATTTTGATTCATTTACAAAAGATGTAAATGTTTTTACATGTTTTAAATTTTTTTCCATATTTTGTTTTTTGATTTCTATTTTTCGATAAAGACAGTTCGTTTCTTATCATATTCTCTTTCGGGCGCTACTACGGAGCCACAATTATAGCATTTATATAGATGAATATTTTCATCTAAGCTTATAATTTTTCCATTTGACCACACAGGAGTTAAGTAAATATCTTTATTCTTTATATATTTCAAAGACAACCAATCTATATTTGTTTCTTCTTTCAAAACATTTCCTTCTAATATTCTTTTAATATTGATTTTTACCTCTTCTTGATTACTATTCCATTCGTAATCCCAAATAAAATATAAATCTATATTTTTATTTAATGCTTCCATTTTCTTGTCTAAATGATAAGTAGACTCTTTAAATTTATCAGAATGCCAATATGAACCATTGAATTCAAATCCTATGTTTTTAGAAGGAATTAAAATATCTATTTCTTGATATTTTAATATTGTTCTATCATTAGTTTTGACCTCATAACCTAAGGATTCGATATAAGTAGAAATTTCTACTTCGGTTTTATTAATCAAATGTTTTCCATTGTTCAACGAACATGAAACACCATATCTTTCTATATGAGTTTGTCTTGATTTATTTCTTATTTCTTCCGAACTCCATGAACCATATCTTTCGAGTCTGGTCATTAGTGTTTTTTGTTTACATATATCAGATTGTGATGGATACGCAACACCATATTTTTTTAGATTTGTATCTATTGATTTGTTTTTTGATTCTTCTAACTGCATTGGATTTTCTACACCATGTTTCTGCATATGTGTTTTCTTGCGTCTATTTATTATTTCATGATTTTGCATTGGATTTTCTACACCGTATCTATCGAACATAGTATGTTTTATTATACCTTTAATTTCTTCTGATAGATAAGGAGACTCAACACCATAATTTTTAAAACAAGTTTCTTTAAATTTCTTTCTTATTTTTTTAGATTGCATAGGTGATCTTACACCATTATTTTTAAGGCATGTTTCTTGAATCTTATTTTTTATTATATCTAACTTACTTGGATTTTCAACACCATATCTTTCTATACATGTTCTTTTCCTTTTTTCTTTTGCTTTTTTCTTTTTACATTTATCACAATCTGATTTATAAACATTATTTTTTATCAGATTTAGATTACCCAATAACACTGGTTCTTCTTTACAGGTAGAACAATATAAAATTTCTAATTTTTCATTAAATATATGCCAAAGTCGTTGAATTTCATTATCATCATAATAATCATCTAAAAATTTAGTCAGCTCTTTTATTTTATCTATTAACTCTGGATTTTTACTTACTGCACTTCTAAATTTATAGATATATAATCTAAAATTTTTTGAATCTTCTTTAATTTTTTGTAGTTGTTCCATTTTTACTTTTATTTTTAATGTAGTTTAAATATAAAATGGTGGAGTATCCAACTACAAAATACATACTCCACCGAAATAAGGATTAATTACTTCCCTATTTTTAACTTTTCACTTTAACAATATTAGAGCATATTCCACTCTTTGATGCATTAACAATAGTTTGTGCTGCTGCCCCTGACACAGGTAATTTAGCATCTATCATTTTTGCTAAATTTCCAATCATATCCATAAGTGGTCCACATTTTGCCAGTGGTTCAGTACATGTTTCAGCTCCTAAATTTATGTCATCACAATCTATACTCCATTTATCATCGGCATGTTCTAACACTTTTCCATCCACCATTTCGATATATGATGTTTTCCCTGAATGATAAATTTTAACATGTGTATCCTTATCAATATTAATTATTGACTCTTTGTGAAACAATAACAAACCTTGTTTTTGCGTGTAGAAAATACGGACCTGTTCATCTACATCCATTATCAGTACCTGACTATTAATATAGTCATCTTTGATCAACGTTTGCATTTCTGGATTCATTATTTCAACTTCTTTGTATTGTGGAGAATATAAATCTCCACCAGCAAATTGAACTGTTACTAATGTGTTTAATTTTGGAAACGAAAACGAACCAAAACCTCCACCTCCACCATCTGCATTTTCAGCTGTCTTAGCAAAAATAGTAGATCTCATAGGGAACGCCCACGGCAAATTAGCAGGTTCAATATCATCAAACTTACTGAATATTTTTATCTTGCAGCGTCCTAAATAGAGTGGATCTTTATTATCAACTACTACACCTAAAAAGGTACCTTCTAAATCTTCTGTCTTAAAATCTGTCATTATATACTATATATTCTCTTATTTGTAAATGTTCTTTGGATTTATTGTTTTCTTTGGTTCTTTGCTTTCAAATTTGATTGTTTTTGGATTAATTGTTTCTTTTGGTTTATTACTTTCAAATTTGATTGTTTCAGGATCGATGTCATCTTTCGGAGGAGTTTCCACTAATTCTACCGGTTCAATTGTATCTTTTGGTGAAGTTTCAGTCAACTCTACTGGATCAATTATTTCCTTGAATGGTGTGTTATCAAATTGTAATTGATCAATCGTATCTTTGACAGGTGTCACATCAAATTGTAATTGGTCAATTGTATCTTTTGGAGGAGTTTCATTTAGTTGAATTGGATCAATCGTATCTTTGACAGGTGTCACATCAAATTGTAATTGGTCAATTGTATCTTTTGGAGGAGTCTCATCCAATTTAATAGGGTCAATTGTATCTTTAAATGGTGTTTCATCGAACTGAATTGGATCAATCGTATCTTTAACAGGTGTTATATCGAATTGTAGTTGATCAATTGTTTTCTTCGGTTCAGCCGATTCGAATTGGACCGGATCAATTGTTTTCTTTGGTTCGGTCCCATGTAAATTTACTTCAGTTATTTTTTTGTTTGGTTCGGTCATAGTCAATATCACCGGATCAATTGTTTCTTTAACCGGAGTAATTAGGAAATCCATTTTACCTAAAACTTTGTTGTCTATGTTTTCGATTATGCTTGTTGAGTAAGCATTCTTCCAGTTTTGATCAGCAGCTGTTTTTTCAACAACTTGTGATGTATCATAAATACTTTTCTGATCAATAGTTTTAACCGGTCCGGTCGTATCATTTCCACCATACTGTAGAAAGCTATTTGCTGGATCAGCAAGTCTTGCTTCTTTCTCAGCTTTAGTGGCTGCCCATTCTTCAAATGCCTCACCTTTTATAGTACTTGAAATATCTTTAAATTTATTGCTGTCATTATTGTAATCATGTAATGCTCTTTGTTCATTGATATAAGTATCTATATCTGTTTGGATGTCCTTACCAAGCGGACTCAACAGTACCGATAAATTTTTTCTGAATTCATTGTAGTTTTTTAGACCATCTTGAAGGGCACGCCCAGACTGAGGAATACCAAATTTTTCTGTACTGGTTAGTATCCATTCAAAAAATCCATATTGTTGAAATTCATCTACTTCTTCCACTTCAACCGAAAATGATTGAGCTACCGGTTCACTTTGGGAACTATTACTTACCTTTCCAAAACCCTCGAATGATTCTTCAAAATCAAAAATACATTTAGGAAAAGTGAACTTGTAATATGTTATGTAATCGTTTAAACTTTGAAGTTTGTACTGTGATTTTTCTTTTTCAACTGGTTGAGGGGCAATCACTGGTATTTCACTTGTCATAGGAGTAGAAACAGTTGCTGGTGAATTTTGTCCTGCTTTATAAATATCAGCGCTTGAGTGTTCATTAGCGAGCACTGATTGTACTACAGAAGAATTGGCCGATAAACTTGGTGGAGTGGTTGTTCCTATTATTTGTCTAATAGTATATAAATCTCTGAATTCAGCTACCGTTATTTCCATCTCAAATCTTCGTTTATCTATAGGTAAATTATATTTTAAGTATTTCCAGTCATAAACAGCTACTCGATACAAGTTAATCCAGAATGACATAATATTATCAAGTGACTCAAGAGTCTCAAATTTAATCTTATGATTTTTCAAACGATAAGGAACTCCTGATTCAGGAAACTTGAAAATTTCTTGAAGCCCGGAAACTGACTGGAAAAAATGAGGTCGATTAGTTTGGATATAATCAGTCATATTTCTAAATTCAGTTAGTGCTTCTGATTGCTTATAAAGATTTCTTCTTCTAAGAAAATTAATTGCTGATTCTATTTGATCAGTTCCTAATAAAAGTCCAAGTGGAATAGTTTCTGTTCCAGGGTAAGGAACTCCTTGCTCATTTCTAAGATGATCAGAAAATAGATTAAAATGTACGGAAAAACAATAGAATGTCGGTTCATCCAACATGTCGTTATGTGATTCTGAAAATTTAACCAAGTCCGAATTTGAAACACTTAGAAAATTTCTTATCTTACTATTAGGAGATTTAATCATTATTGTTTTTATTTTTACTCAAAGTTTGGATGAGTCCATTCTCGTCTGCTTAGAACAACTTCTTGTTGAATTATATTATCTGAGGATGGTCGTAATGGATCAATTGTGTTTTTATAAATTAAATTAATAGCCCTTATTATATAATTACCGGACAAAAATCTATCAACAGAGAAGCCTATATTTTTAGCGTCATCCGCTTTCCAACCGGATATATTAACACGTTGCTCATTGTTAATATTTACAATTATTATAGGAACCCGTTGGCCACTATAATAATTTAAATTTGTTCTTGACAACAACGCTTTGAATTTTATCTTATTAATATTTTCGTTATTTATTCGGTTTTGATAAGCAGCTTCTTTATAGAACTCATGAATGTTATGATCCGGCAACAAATAGTTCCATCCTGACCATGTCTTCTTTATTTCGTTTTTATAAATGTCTTCATTTGGCCGACCTTTCAATGCTATCTTTTTCGTCTTGGAGTTAGTCACTGTTGACTCAATATTAAAATTTACGTGCTTCTGTGTAGTGAAATCAAAAATATTTAAGTTCTTGATGTAACCGTCTTTCATTGCACTTGCTCCCGACTGGTTGAACAGCTCATGTTTTTCTATGAAATTTCCACCGTTCTTTAGTTCCGGTAGATTAGATAGTATATTCTTGTTCTTAATATAGTCAATTTGTTCGGTAGCGATGGTGTCCTTAGTAAAAAGAGAGAAGTCAATACCGGTGGAAGTATCAGCAGAGTCTGCAATAGAAAACATTGAATTCATTTCTACAAAGTTTAAGTTGTAATAATGGTCAAACCAAAAACTGAAAAAACTATACTCATTAGAATATGAATGGGACACTACTGATTTAATAAATTCTAAGTATGTTTGATTTGGACTAAGCCAGGTCATAGTATCTTTTAAATCAGTATCTGTAACATTGGTGACAAAACCAAGTCCTAAATCATTAGCAACTTCAATTAGCGTCTGTAGTGTATTCATCGAAGGAAATGCTTTGTTAAAACTTGCATAAAGCTTTGGTATCCACATTTCACCATAGACAGTAATACTCATAGTGTCTCCGGATGGTCCGGTACTCCTACTGGTAGTAACATGAGTAATTCTAAAATCGACCCTGACTGGTTTTAAATCCTTGACAAGTGAACGAATGAAAACAGAAAGCATATCTCCATCTTTAGGAAAATGCTTTGAAATGAAAACACCATCGTTAATATTAAAAGTACAATTCGCTTTTGGGAGAATGTCTTCATTATTGATTTCAAGGTACCTTATTTGCTTTTGGGAAATAGAATAGCCATTGATTTCAATGACCGGGTATCTACTACCTCGTCCACCAACAATGTAACCAATCGTTTGGTCTTTCTTGGAATTGCTAATTATTTCTGAGCCATTATCTGCCATTTAATATCTTATAAATATATTTTTTGTAGAAACTTCTTGGAGAAAAATGGTTCTCCGTTATCTGTTTTAATTTCGGATAATGATTTTACAAATTCTTTTCTTTCTTGTTTTCTTTTTGATTCATCTGCGTTCATTAATGATACTATTTTCGTGAATTCTGTTCTATTCATTTTTAATTCCTTTTAACGGTGTACATTTATTTTATTAATTCTTAAAAAATTTTTGATTTTTCTTTATTTCTTGTTCTGTTAGCAAAGTTTGTTTAACTTCATTGGAACCTATAATTTCTAATTTATAGATTTCCTCTGTGTTTGGATTTCCTAAATATTGTATGAACACTATTTTTTTATCTATCCATCCAAGAGCAGCAACATCTAAATTAAGATGAAAATATTTGTTTAATGCTTTCTCTAAATCATCATTATTTTCATCTATTATAGATTGATAAATATTTTTATCTTTTATCGTCATTTCTGAATTTTTATAAGGTATGTCTGACTCTAATAAAAATTCACTATATGTTTTTATATTTTTCATTAATGTAGCTCATTTATTTTATAAAGCGTGGTTGAAATAAGTTCAACCATTTCATCTATAATTGTTTCTAAGTCTGTTTGATCGGTATAGCCAATTCTGTAATTACTTAAATCATCTTTTAGTTCGGTTAAATGCTCATTCATGTTTATCGGTTCAGAAGAAGGAATAGTAATTTCTACTTTACCGAATGTGCCTTGATATGCTTCAGCAAATCTATCAGTTAGGTCAAGAATACCATCATAATATTCATTTAATGCTTTGTGTTCAGCATAGCTTTCAGTTGCTAAGTGATTTAGATGGGCAATGTCTCTGCTTTGAAAAAGTTTACCAATCATATAACCATCCATATTATCCTCTAAGAGACCTGAACCGATTTCTTCATTTAAGAAATCACCGAATTTTTTAACGTATATTTTTTTCATTTTAAATAGTCTTATTTTATTATCTATATATTAAAGAAGCCGCTTTTTCTTATGCGCCGCCTCAATGTCTTCTTTTGCCAGATCAAATACTTTTTTAGTTACTTCAAATTCCTCTTGTCTGTAAATAGCCAATCTCTGCTCACTGTGTTTAAAAATGAAATTCTTATATTTACTGAATCCTTTGATCCGGAAATCATCAATTAAGTCATATATAGTTACATCATCTTTATTTTCATCGAGTCTCATTCCTCGACCAATACCTTGTTTAATTATTTTCTCACTTTTATATGACTCGGCCAGTAAAATGTAATGCAGATTATTAACATCTATGCCTGTACTAAAAACTCCAAAGGATGCTATAATAATTCTTATTTTGTCCCTTTGGTTTAATCTCAGTCTATACTCTTCTCTGAGTTCTTTAGAGACCTCTCCACTAACATAAAGTATTTCGTATTTGTCAGTTGGAAGTTCTTGTTTCAGTTGTTCATATATTTCTTTTCCATACCGGCCGACCACATCTTGAAAAAGGACCATTGCATTTTTATCAAATGACTTTACTAAATTAATAATGAATTGTTTTCTTAAAGCATTAGTGGTAACAATTTTCTTTTCATACCTTAGGACTTTTCCGTTATCAACTTTCTTATCGAAAGTCAGCTCCATTAACTGTTCTTTGATATCTTCATCCAAATATTTTAAATATATTTGAACAATTTTTACATCAGAAGCAAAATTATTAGCTATTAATTCTTTTGGTTTGACACTGATGATTAGAGGGCCTAAATATGCTTGAAGAGTGAAAGAAGCTGCATCATTTTTTTCTATTAAAGTCGTCCCAGAAAGACCACAACGAATAACTGCGTTATCGCACTTACTTAATATATCCTTAACTGATACGGTATCTACCCCATGACACTCATCCGCGCATACGACACTAACTCTGGACAATATTGAATTATCGAATGTTCTGAGTGTTTGAAATGTTCCAATAATAACATCTGAATTGTAATCTATAACATTTTCACCACCACCTATAGTCTGAATACTGAAATCTAATTTTTTCTTGTAGTTAGAATACTTTAAAAACGCCTCGTATGTTTGAAGAACTAAACTGATGTTAGGAACGATGACCAAAAACTGGCCTTTTAAATATCCTTTTGCTTTTAAAAATGCAAATAGGTTAAATAGTATCAGGGTCTTTCCGGCTGAAGTAGCAAGCTCTGCAATTGAACGTTTCCACTTCAAGAAATTAACAACAGTATCCGTCTGATAATATCTAAGCTTCATTTCACTGTCTTTATAAAACTCTGTTTCCCATTCAATGTATTCAGAAGGATCAAAATCTTTCAATCCCAAATAGTCGGATAGTCCGGTAACCACTAAATCGAAATCATATTTTTTACACATATTATAAAGTTCTTTCCATAAACCTATGGAAAGACGATGTTTCCTATCATCAAAAAAAGTAATTGATCCATCCCATATACCCCGTTTGAATAGTGGGTGATATCTATATCCTTTCGCTTTTCTTTTAAAGTAAACTAATAATTGTTCTAATTCAGCTTCAGTAGAGGAAACAAGTTTCAAATTTTTAAAATCAGATGTTACTGTAAATTTCAATATTACATTCCATTTATAATTTTTTGCATTTCGATTATGTGTTTTAAACTCCATAAAATATTATCAATGCCTTTTATGGTACCTTCTAAGTAATCTTTCTGGGCTACCAATATGTCATTGATCTGTTTTAATTTTCCGGTTTTTGCGTTTAAACTAATATCGAAATCTATTTTATTTTTTAGGTATATTTGATTATCAGCTTTACCTGTCTTCAATTTAATATACTCACTTTCTTTTTTACTGGAAGTCTTCTGTTCATTACCAGCAATAAGTTTTTGTATATTAAATTTTTCTTCTAATAATCGTTGACGGAGGCCATGACAAAGTACAGATACTTCAACAAATTCTTTGAAGTCTCTCATCTTTTTTCGGATGATGGATAGTTCCTCTTTTATATCATCTCTTCTGATTTGGAACTTTTCTGTTATTAATTCACATCCATCTTTTTTATCAGTCTCGGTTTCCGAATTTTTATCCAAAAGTTCCTTGCTTGATTCTGCTTTCATATTAAACACTTTATCTACATTAAAATCCTCAGAAGATAGATTTTTTAGAAGATCTTTTTTCTTTTGTTCGGTTGGCATTTTCTTTTCGTTGCTTTTGTAAATCTACATAAATTGTTTTATTTGTTTCGCAATCAGCTGCATATTTGACTTCGCCTACATCAAATAACTCTTCATCCATTAAAATATCTTCTAAATTATCTATAGTTGAATCAAATTTAAAGGCGTAGTGCTTGTATTCTCTGATCAACTGATCAGGAGGAACATCATATAGAGAGTATATCGAATTTGTCATCAGAGAAATAGTTATTTAATTTTTGTAGTTTGAAATTTTTATCCGCTTTCAAAATATCAGTTAAATCTTTAATATTTTTCTTTTTTCTTAGTAAGTATTCATGGTCTTCCAGAAACTTGGTCCAAAGAAAAATAGAATCACCTGCTTGTAATCGTTGTATTGAATTTTTAATACCGGTAGCATCATTATCCAAAAAATATCGTTTGTTCTCCAACATGATAGGTATTGATTTATTAGCTCCCATCATCGCCACTGAATTTGGAAAAAGTAAAGCATCCATGTTACCCTCGAATATGGTAACTGTCTTGGAAAAGTCAATATGATAAAGATTGAATATACTTGACAGTTTCATTAGAAGGTCTAATTCAGATTCCTTAGTTTTTTCCTCATCCATCTTGTAATCTAATAAGTCAATATTTTTTTCAACCTTATTATGTAAATCAAATACTATTTCCATATCATCACATAAATCTTGAAATGTATGAATTATATACTTTCCATATTTTTTTATATTGACAGACTCTAAATTTCTAACTATATATGAAATCAGATGATTATCATCAGCTAAATTTAAAATATATATTTGTTTAAAATATTCATTGTATAGAAAATGATTGAATTTGGTTTGGTTCCGCTTTCTTAAATAATTTTCAATTGAGCTGCCTTTGGCTTCAACCAATTTTAATTTATTCTTAAAATCTTCCCGGTCAATAAAGTAAGGTTCGAATTTAGATAAACAAAGTTGATCCTCAAAATATTCCTCCATAAAAGTTCTAAGCCTTGAAATATTGCTTTCAACTATACTCAGATTATAAATGTCATTGGTTTCCAAATTTAGAAATTCCATCATGAACTTCTTTAAACCCATCACCGGTGTTCCACAATTGAAACACTTAAAATGCAAATCTTTGAAGAATATATTACCTCTCTTCTTATATGGATTCGTTTGAGAGTCTCCACAGAACGGGCAAGCAAAATTCAATCTTTTTTCAGATGGCTCAATTTGAGATTTAGGAGAGTTAGGCCCGAATATTTTATTGAGAATTTCTTGTAGCTTAGGTACAATAAAAGTTCTGATTAATTCTTTGACTTCTTCATCAGAAATTTCTTTAGCGGTTTTTATTCCACCGTCTGAGCTACCTTCAATATCCTTGATAGTATCTAATAAAAATATATCATCTAAATTAAACGTCATTTTCACCTTCAATTAAAAAATGGAGCGGTTCATTCCATTTAAGCATGAACCTACTCCACTACATGTATAAGATTTTTTAAATACTATAATTTGAAGAAGTCATCATCAATGATATCGTCATCATCTTCATCCGATTCATACGATTCATCGTCATCTTCATCAACAATTGGAGCAGGAGCTGGTTTTGCTTTAGTCTTGGTTTTGACCGGTTCAGCTTTCGTAGTTTTCGTAGTTTTCTTTTCTGAAGTCAAGAATGTTTCCAACTCGTCATCTTCTTCCAACTCTTCAGTAATTGTCTTAGCAACAGTTGTTCTTGGTTTAGAAGCAGTTGTGGTTGAGTTACTATGACTGATGGTGTTTCCACCTCCGCTACTTTCGAATACTTCAGGAAATTTTCTTTTCAACTTGTCTAATAGTTGATGGCTACTTAAATGTGAGGTAATCACATCAGCAACAAATTTATTAGTAGCAGCATCCCAAGGTTTGTACTGATGTACATCAATGTCCGGTGTATTTTCTACTAAATAATCTTTAACTTCTTGTGGTTTGTTTTTGAATAGAACTTCTTTACCATCAATCATCAAACCTGGTAAAACTTTTGCAGAGAATTGTGATTTATCATAATTTGGAAACTGTCCGTCTTGTACTATTGTCAGATAAAACAAATAACCGTTAATGATATCGAATGGATTATGTTCTTCAATTTCAGGATTAGAAGGTTTCATTATTTCATGAATCTTGTCATATATCTTTTTACCGAATTGATAAATCATAATTTTACCTTCAAGTTCAGGTTGTTGTTTATCTTTAACAACTTGTACTAAAGCATAATAAACATCACGTCTTTTAAATTCTTTTGAAAGATGTTTGTCCGGAGCATAGTCTGAATTATATAGGCCGAAGAAGGCGTCTTGTAAAACAGAAGGTTCGTCTTTTGCAATTGTTGTTGGGCAAGCAATTGATCTTTGTTCATCGGTGTCTGCATTTTTTAGAAATACTTCATATTTCTTGATCCAAAGACGAGAAGGATCTTTGTAGTAAGGTAAGAATTTTAGGACTGAAGTGTAATTTGTTACACCAGAACCTTTGAGGGATGGACGGTATATGTTGGTTGTTCTTTTTCCACCGTCTGCAACTAATAGTTGTTCTAAATCAAGACCACTATTGAAAGCGGTTGAGTCAAATAATGAATCTAAGTTCATAATATAATTCCTTTTATTTTAAGATTTTGTAAATTGTTTGAGTTTTTCGTTTTAAATTTTGTGACACTATGGTCATTATTGTTAAGTTTGAATTGTTATCAATTTGTAAACTTTCTATGTTATATTTTACTATTAAAAGAACTGTTTTTAAAGCAACTTTTGCTTATAATGTATATATTAGTTGCTTTATTTTAGGTAACGATAATCACCGACTATGTGACTCGGAAAATTGTTTTTTGTGTCGCTTTTATTTCTGAATTGTAACTGAAATTTTAAATGTTCTGTTAGTATTTCTATTGTAACCCTTTTGCCCTTTCCGGTCTTCCCACCATAATAAATTTTATATGATTGTATGTTAGCATACTCTCTCATTTTTTCTTCATCCATCTGATAAATAATAGCATGAGAAGGATTCAACCGGTGTGCCATAATATAATTATAACCAATACCGGACATTAAAAAATCTTCCATCTTAGTTTTATCATATTCTACGTTTTCATCAACACTTGCTAAATCATCATTGATAAAAGTTTCGAAATTTCTAAAAATAAAAACAAATTTATTAGTGTCAATACTGAAGAATTTTAGTAGATTTATAGTGTCTTTGTTTTTTTCGAACTCATCTATATTGAAAGGTATCTCACTTTGAAGAGCAGAAAATAATTTCTGTATTCCAGAATTAAACATAGCAGTGGTCTCACCAAACTTCAATGATATGTTATGTTCCTTGTCTTCACATTTTATAACAATATCTGCTATCAAAGAACCTATGTTTTGTTCATTTTTTCCAATAATAATACTATCATCTTTTATTTGTATTGGCCTATTCGAATTTTTGTTTCCGGTTGCTATTATTTCAGATTTCATAAAATTTTCTAATCCTACTATATTAAGAATTCCAGCTATCATGTCCGGGTAGCATAACATATCCCATTCAATTTTCTGATTCCGAATACCGTTCAGATCATCAAATATAACTTTCTCGAAAACGTTTCCTTTGTTATATTTTCCTTTACCTTTTCGGGAGCCGTCACCGAATCTTATTATTATATTATTATAATGTAATTTTAATGATTTAGTAAATGTTGTTTTAGTACATCCTTTTAAAAAATCATTGAATGTAGGAGTATCTAATTCTCTTATAATATTAACATTTTTTGGTTTTTCTTTATCTAAGGACAAAGGACGTTCACATTCAATGTCCTTGTAATCCATCCAGTATTGAATACAATTCCAAATGAATTTAATATCTTTATTAATTTCTTCATTGTCTGAAAAATTATCTATTTGTGTAGTATTTAATGGTAAATAATCAAATGCCATTTTTATTTTTCCTTCTTTTTCTTGGCAGTCTTTTTGACTTTGGTTTGTTTTTTGGTTATTAATTCAAAGCTATTTGAAATCCAGTAGCTATCGACTATATCGTCCAGCGGTTTGGCTATAGCTTTTGCTTTACTATTGTCTAAGTAATTTTGGATGAGCATTTTTAGTTCGGAGTCTTTTGATTTTTCTAAAAAGAATCTAAGCATTTCTTCTTTGTCTGCACTACCGTTACCGGCTAACTTTTTAACTGTTTTGGGAGATACCACATGAACATTTAAATCATTATCTATGAAATGACCTCTCATATAATAATTGGAACCGGCAAATTGGTATAGTTTGGAAGAAGAAGACATAAAGGAGAATCCTTCAAAAATCACATCTGATATTCCATTCATATGTTCTTTGAAGTTACTGAAAGCAAAACGAGTGTTTTCAAGTATAGACTTAGTCTCCGATGTCTCAGAAGATTCATCGATTATAGGTGTTATGTAAATTTCTACATTCGGAAGTTGATTTAATTGATCGATTAATTTTTTGGTCTTAGTATTATCACTTCCGACCAAATGAGCGGAAATAAAAACTATATAATAATAATCGTCAATACTTTTATGAAAACAAAAACAAGGGCAGTTCAATGAGTAATCTACCCCTATGACAGGAACGAATTCGTTATCCTTGTTGCTCATTCATGTTTAATTCATTTTGAATTTCCTCAACATACTTATGTAAGTACTTGGGAAATGATAGGTCGATATATTCTTGGTCATCAACGAAAATTGCTTTTCTTAATTTTGATGCCGATATATCTTCAACTTCTCTTTGAATATAAAACAAAGAGGAGTATCTTATTTCTTTATTTTTTGTTATAAAATCAAATTGCTTTTCATAAAAAGTTTTTCTGTCTTCTCCGCAACCGATTAGAACTGGTTCAAAATTCATATATCTCATTTTTTGAATACCTTTCCCAATTAACGGAGTGTCTATAAAAACATAACCCGATATTAACTTTTCTTTTTTTACTAATGTATCCAGTATTTTTATCGTAAGTTTATCAGAAAGTATTGGTCTTTCTCTCCGGACCACAATCAAGAAAGTAGGTAATCCATTCTGTTCATACATTTTTTCAGCTACCTTTAAATGGCCATTAGAAAATGGCTGGAACTTGCCCATCATAACATTTGTTGTTTTTTCACCAACCTCAAACTTCGGGTAATCATATTCAAGTAATAAATCATCCATTTGTTGTCTAATGAGTTTTAGAATAGGAAATCGCTCAATAACGTTTTTAGAATCCGAATTCAATGTCATTATGAAATTGATAAATGCAGCTTGTACATTTGGATATTCATCTAAAGTTCTAGCTAATCTCGGAGGTGCTAATCTTTCATTTAAAAAATTTAGTCGTCTCTTTAGATAATCCGGCAGTTCATTATAGATATCATTATTTAAACATAAATTTTCAATGTAACTGAAATTCAGAAACATATATGATATAATATCTATTTTTTTGATTGTATCATATTCAATAATAAATTTGTTTATTCCATTCATTAACATGTACTCAAAAATATCGAGAAGAAATCTATCGGTGGCTTTCATTTCTTTCTTCCATCCATTAGCCGGATTTTTCTTTTTATCTATAATTTCTTCTGTGAAGGTTGGATCAACTATTTTAGCAACAAAAGGTTTGTCTTTTCCCTTAAATGAAAACACCAAGCCCTCTATCGGAGAAGACAATTCATTTTGTAAATAAGATTTTTCTAATTCTGGGTTTAAAATATTATAGATATAGCGGGTGAATCTTTCTTTTCTGAATTTCTTCTGGAGAACTGTTTCATCGGTTGACAGGAATTTCAAAAGTTTATCTTTTTGTTCGGTTGATAATTTGCCTTGAAATACTAAGGGAAGTGGGGAAAGGTTCAAGAGTGATATATAAGATTGAATTAAGTTAATATCATCCACTCTTACTTTGTCTATATAGACAGTATGTAATACTATTTTATTTTTCGGTTCTCTATGGTAGGCAATCAGGTTTGGCTGATAGTAGTCCACGTATTCAAATTCAAACCTTATGTTATTTGGAAGTTGATCAGTGATAGTAAAATAAATGTTTTGAAAAAATAGTATGAGTGGTTCATATTCACCGGAAATCAACCTACTGAGATTGTTAATTTCTTTTGCATTTCTGCCTTTGTAAAATTTCCAATTGTTATTCGTCCATTCAGCAACGAATGTGGTTCCATCTATTTTTTCAGTTACTATGACTTCACTATCAAATAAATCGTCAATAAAATCTTGTTTCTTTTTCGATAAACTCTTATAAAAATGATTCATCTTAAATATTCCTTTCAAAGATATATAAATATGCTAATAAAACAAATAGAAATCGAGTCTACTGTGTTTTACTACTCTATTTTATACGAAATATAAATAAAGATTTAAAACACAGTAGACTCGATTTATGAAAGAAATTTTAATTATTTCTATTTTTCGAAGTGTCTTTTCAGTTCAACTGTTTCATAGGCCAATTGTATGTCAAAACTTCTGAATTCTGGCATGTTGGATGAGAAGCTAAGTTCAAGGGAACTCAACCCAAAAAAGACAATATTTTTATAAACAATTGACATGACTATTTGACCTTCAGAGTTCAATAAATGTAACATTAAATCCGGTAGATACGCCTTTCCGTTTTTTTCCAAATCACCTGTAGTATCATAATACCTTTCCAGCTGATCTTTCATGATAAAGTAATTCAAATAATTTTCAGTACATCTAAAACTTAATGTCAGTTCCCTGGTATAACCTCTATTAGCTTCCCATCCTGATCGAAAGGATGGGATACTATTTTTAAAGGTCTGTTCTACTTTATCCAGTGCCATATCCGGCCAACTAATGGACTGAACAGTTGAATTTATAAAATCGATCACTGTAGCATAAGGTATCAATTCTGATTTCAGAAAAGGCAGATATCTATCAGTTATGGATTTATAAATCCAGTCATTCGGTAGAGCAATAGAGAAATTATTAAACTTTGAATTTAGTAACATAGTTTATGCTATTGTGTAATCATCATCCATTTCAATGTATACTTCTGGATTTTCTAAATCTTCAACTGGTTCATTGATCATTTCTTTGATCCATTCTACCATTTCTGCTATTGCATATCTTTGGAATAATTTACTGATATCACCGGCTGTAGAATCTTCAGGTGAATGATAAGTAATTCTATAGGTTAATTTTTTAATGGACTCAACTGAAAAAATATTTCCTTCACCTGATTTGGAGTAAGTATATACACCTTCTTTTTTCATACTCCAATCACCACGAGTGAATTCTTTTTCAAGTGCTTCTATAACTACATCGTTTGCATTCGCATCGATATATTGAACATCTAAATTGGATGCTAAAGATGGATCTATACTTTCTTCTTCGTTTAGTTTCAAGAACCCATCATAATCTAAGATTTGGTTTTTCATTTTCTTTTTTATTTATTTTATTTATTATATATTCAAAATTTTATTAACTGAGAAATCAGTTGAATATGTAAAATTTTCTATTCTGTCGATTTTTCCTGAGTACAATACCGTCTCGAATATCTTCAAGTTATTTTCCGATTTTTCAAACGTTATATTAAATATTCTATTAGTAGAGGACAACATTTTTCTCGCATTGACTGTATCAATTTGGAAAAGTAATTCATTTGAATCTATATTGTCTGTCATTCCTAAAACTTCTGTTTGGTTTTGTGATATTCTAACTTCTTTACCATCATCCAACACAAAGGTAAAATAATATTTTGAATTCTTTGATTCTGCTATACCAGCGAACGGTATTAAATTCTTGTTTGATAACTTATAGAATGAAAATTTTACAAAATTATCAAACTCACTTAAATAAATTACACAATCACCCTGACCATAAGCTACTGAATTTGTGTACAGAGTAAAGTCGTTTATATTATCTTCAATGATTTGATTTTCGATTAAGTTATTAGGAGTTGTTACTTCTTTCACTAAATATGTTTTGCCTTCTAAGAACACTTTATTAATCTGCATTGGAAGCATTCCATTATTGCTTATAGTACCTGCATAATAATCAGTACTATTACTCAATAAGTATGGATTGTTTTCTAATTTTGATTCAAAAGTGTTCTCGGATTTTAGTATCTTGTTTACAATTTTAACCGGATTCTGTGTATCAATATTTATCTTTGTTAAGTATCGGCCATACTTGCTTGCGTCGGGAAATGTATAAGTTGCCCTGCGAACCACATAAAAATTATCTGTTTTATCTAAAATCCTGACGGTATAATCAATAGTAAATGCTTGAGTATCCGGATGGGTTATAACAGGACGGTATTTAAAAGAGTCATTAAAATTAGTCTCTTGCATACTTGTAAATCTGTTTGTTATCTGTTCAGAATAATTTTGAGATTTATTGAAATCAAATAAATGTTCATGTAATTCAATATCATTAAACACTATGAACTGATTATTAAATTGTCTATTTCGTTGAGCAAAATAATCTTCAAGAAATTGTCCATTGTATGTTGGGAACAACTCAAAGAAATCACCGTTGCCACTTTCCCGGATAACAGCGGCCACCCCAACAAAAAGGTCTTCTGTTTCAATTTCTGTTTTGAAATTTCCGTTGTGATCACTTATCAATGTAACTGAAGTGAGAATATTTTGCCCTTTTGAGTCCATTTTTTGGTCAGCTATCTCAAAATATTCCAATACTAGTCGAGAGTACACTGGATCCGGAAAGTTTTTCATATTGTAACGGTAATCATAACTCTTCATTGAATCTGCTATCTGTCCATTAATTTGATATAAGCTATCAATGTCCGGAACACAAATTTTTATGAACCGGTCGAATACCCTATCACCTAATCTAAACGGAGTAGCATGTCTTTCTAAATCAAAATCTTTAGAAAAACCAATGTTTGCAATATAAGCATTATTTGATTTAGAATCCTTATATGATGCCCGAAGAACGATTCCTTCTAAGCCTTCAAAATTATAACCTTGAAGTATATGTACTTTAATTGTGTGATAAATTACATGAGTTTCTACTTCGAGTTGAGTTGTATTAATATTATAAAATTTTAGACCAGGGTTAAATTTCTCGAAATGACTTATTGGTTTTTCAAAATCAAATTTCAACCAATTAGATTCAGTTATCTGTTGCACTGAACGATCAAGTGAATTCCCGGTGATAACAGAAGGCCGATTTATAAAATCTTCGTGGAAATTTATAAAATTGACCGAACTGTTATAATCATTCAATACTTTTAAAAAGTATAAATCATTACTTGAGTATACCATAGAATTGTACTCGAATTCTAATAGAACTTCTTGTCTATCTAATGCTATGAAATTTGAACTTGTTTTTAGGTTGTATGACATAATTTATTGATTTAAAATTCCCAAATATTATAATTGATACCGAATCCTATATAAATACCTAATAATGTTGCTTGTTTATTGTAGATATCATATCCTAAACTTGGCCCAAAGGTAAATCCAACTGAAAATTTAGTTTTGTCTTTTTTGATTGCCTCTGGTGTCAAATAATTAGTTTTAATCAAATAACATTTTAACACTTCCGGATCAAAATTAGAAATAATATCAAACTTAATTTTCGGATTTGAGTTTCTCACATTAACATACAATAGACTATCTTTTGTCAACTCAAGTGCTGTAGTTAATGTTAAATTTAATTTATAATTCAATTTCGATTGTTCTTTGATCCAAGCCAACGTCGAATCGGTATAATTGTATTTAACTTTAAAATCACCGAACAGGTCCAATGAGTAGTCTTTAGTTCCGTTTATATCAGCACTTGAAAAACTCTCAGTCCATCCCAATTCATATTCACCATCTTTTAATTTAACCGATGTTAATTCACCTTTCAATTGATCAATTGAATCGATTAAAGTAGTGTTTGTTTGGGTTAATGAAATAACACGATTCAATGAATTATTATATTGTACTGTTAATACATGATAACGTTCAACAAGTCTGTTAAAATCCATTGCCAGAACTGCTACTTGTGTTTGGTACTGTCCAAGTTTGTCCTTATATATAGTTACCTCATGCTGAGCAGCAATATCGTTTTGGTGAACTATTTGTGAGGATGCTCTAAGTTCCGCTTGTAATTGTTTATTCTTTTTATCATATTCACTTATGAAATAAATCGATGCCGATACTCCCATAAATAAAACGAAAATTATTATTAAATATACTATATCTTTTTTCATATTTCTTATACTAGCGTGTGAATATTTTCTATAGAAATTTTCAATTTGGAAGAAGCTGGATGTATTTTTTTATACATCTTGCCTGATCCATTTTTTAAGATTGTTGTAACGTATGCGAATGCATTAGTTTTAACACCGTTTATAATAGGTTTAAAGTTTTTCCAATACAGTATAATATCAAGCATAGCTCCTGCCATACAATCTTCCCTGTCGGCCGGATCTTTATATCTTAATTTTTTGTAATGAATTTCCGTATTTATTTTCATACAAAACTGAATTGCTTTTGGTGTTAGCTCACCAGCTACAAGTGATTTCGAAAGTTCTTCATGTAGCTCACTTGCTTTAACATAATCTGCCATTTTTTTCCTGGAAAAATAAGTAGAGGGCTCTGTAAAATTCCGAACCCTCTATAAAAATTAATTATTTGTTATTAAAATTCTACATCATCCGATGCAATAGGAATTCTGATTGTTTGACCAGTATCTGTTAATACAACTAATATACCAGCGGCGTCATCATAAGAGATAATTTTACCTGATTGATTACCAATTTGGATTTTACGTTCCATATCAGATTGTTTACTGTTACTATTATATTGATCTGATTCTTCATCTTCATCGTTCAAGACCGTCACCATACTTACAGGAACATTTTTCTCCAAATATTCATCATGTGAATCATAGACAGTAACTTCTTCATCCATTTTTTTATCATCTTCACTATTGATCATATCTTCAACATCGTCATCCGGATCTTCATCGTCGTTTAATACATCTTCTAATTTATCATCCTCGACTAGGCTATTAAGGCCATGTACCTGACCATACATCTCTTCTTTTAATTGACTTATCAACTTTTTCTTTTCCATCTGAAGATTTTTAATTTCTTCATCGATGTTGTTTTTCAAATCAATAATTTCTGGATTGTTTAACATCTCTTCATCCAAACTCAAAATTTTATCGGATTCAGTTTGAAGTGAAGTTATGGTACTTATATAACTTTGTATTTTAGAATTTAAAACATTAATCTTAGAGATGTCGGCCTCAATCAATTTTTGTATTTCTTCTGATTGCATTTCGAAGTCTAAATTCTCTATTAGTTTTTCTCTTAATTGTAACGGGCGCAAATTCTTTTCAAATATATCAATATTCTTTATCGCATTACAAATTCTGACATCATATTTACTTTCATCTATTTTGAAAATAACCGCGTACTGGCCAGGGAATTTTTTAGACGATATTTTCTTTGCTATATCAATCTCTACTAAATTATCAAGGTTTTCATAAATTTTCTTGATTGTATTAATCAACCTGTAATTATATTCACTTGAATTTTCGTACACGTTTAAACTTTCATTTAAATTAAAAGTAATTTCCTTATCTCCAAAAATCATGTATTTGTCATTTTTGGTGTCCGTTCCGAGAACAAGTCTTTTTTCATTAACTTTGAATAAAATTTCATCACCATTAACATAGCCCATATTTTCCAAAACGCTATTCATTTGTACGAAGTCGGTAGGAATGGAATGATTTCTCGGAATCTTTTCTAATTCTTTTTTCTCGTTGATAAGATAAATATCGTTAGCCACAAAGAAGTAGTTCTCATTTATTTTTGAAGGATTGTTGTATATGATGGAGTAAACATTTTCAACTTTGAAATCACTATTAAGATGTTCATTCAAATTGATTGAATTTGGTAATTTATTTTTTAAGAAAGATTGATATTCATAAATATTTTTATCGAAGTTATATTTTTCAAGAAGTTGAACTATTTCTCTCGGAGATTTGTCTCCGTTAAAGTCATAGAAATATTCTTCCAAAATAGGGATAAGTGGTTTTATTAAATTTGATTTCGAACATTTAATATGTTCCAACATCAAATATGTTTTAAGTTCTGTTTCAGCGCTTTCAAAAATATTTCTAATCTTATCCATGTTTGTCCGGATAACTGGAATATCTTCAAATATTTTTAATTCATTTAAAAAATGTGATGCTATATTAACAGCATTCATTTTATTTGATTCTAACAACAGTTTCAAGTTCATTAACTTGTAGTTAAGAATCAAATTATTTTTAAATTGAGAGTTATTTTCGAAAATATTTTGTATGATTGCCGGTATATGCATTGTCTCAAATATTCTTTCCTTCTCTATGATATTAATAAAGCGTTTGACTTCTTTATTCCTATCGATTTTGGATGTTTTGGCTTCCGCCAAAACGCTGGTTCTAAATTTATCTAGATTTACACTGTAATTTTCTAGAACTTCTAATTGTTTTGCCGCAAAGTCTTTTACTTCTTGTTTTTTTGAAACTTTGTACAATAATTCTAATTGTCTTTTCATTTGGATTATCTGATTTTTTTATAAATAGTGTTGTATAGTATATATTACTTGTACTATTTATCCGTTATTTTTGTGGTCGGTTTTCCGAATCGATCCACCTTATGTATATTATTGTCCAAATTTGCTTGGTTTAATGCATCTATATTAGAATTATTTGTCTTTTTATTTAATGTGTTCAACTCATCTATACTAAAATAGCCTGAACGATCTACAGAATTTGCGTCATCATAATTAAAATTAATAAAGAATTCCAGTATTTGTTCTTTCATAGAGAAAGTGGTTGATTCGTCTATAATTGGATAATAGGTTGCGATTTCAAGAGGAATAATCAATCGTTTTTCTGGTTCGGTACCAAATGATATCTCATCCGGTTTCTTTGATTCAGGGTCCACCGGGAAACCAATGTAAGCTTCACAATGAATTCCTGATTGAAGAAAATGCACTTTCCTTACCCGGAAGAAAATGTCCCAAAACTTTTGAAGCATTTTCCAATTATTAATTTTGGTGTCTGATATAATTTCTATTTCCATTGATATTGATAATGGAACAAAATTTATATGGGAACTATACATTTTTATTTGACTATCTTGAATTTTTTGGTGCAATCCTCGTATGAACCGGGACGTCAATTCTGATTCATCAATACTGACATTCGATATGGTCAGCACTCCGCGTGGAACAACTTCATAATTTCCTTCAGCTATGATATCATCCAATAATTCATTTACCGTTTGGTTTTGGAACAGGTCTTGCATGAATCGTTCATCTCCGGTCAAATCATAAAGGAATGGCACCCTGTACTCATTCTCCTTATCCTTAAAAATACTATTTATAGAAAACTTAGTAGAATTTAATAAGTTTAATACTGCCAAAATTAAATTTCTAAGAAAAACATCATCGGTGTTATATTTTTTTAATACTTCTTTCATTAATTTTTACTTTTATTTAGATCGTAGTATTCAAACACTTCTTCTAATTGATCAATATTAGCTATTTTATGTGACCACCAACCACCGCCTGCTTTTTCTTCTTTTTCTTCTTTATCTGCATATTCTTTCGAAGTAACGTCTATATAAAATGTCTTTGGCTCAAATGGAAAACTTTTAATGTTTTGACTATACGATATTTCTTGACCATATTTTTCAGTATATTCTTCTGGAACATCCGCCCAACCAGAAAAACAATGACCATCTTCTTCTTTAAAAATGATAGCGTCTAAATAATGAGGAGTATCATCAATACCATTTTTGAAAATTTTACCACATCTTTTGTTTTGATACCAAGTTTCGTTTTCTTTAGAATAAAATTCAATCCATTCATCATCTTCACCTGTAACTGGAGTAATAGGTATATACATACACAATTTTCCAACTACACTTGATATAATTTTTGATACGTATGGAGCTGAACCTCCAGATTGTCCACTTTCTGCAAATTTATTAATTAATGCTAATATCTCATCTTTGAATTCTAAGACTACTGCTCCTGGCATATGTTTTTCAAGAATATCAAATTCTTGTTCTGCAAATGATTTTAAATTCATTTATTTCTCTTCTATTAAATTTATATTTCTTTTAATTGTTTTTTCATTTTTGTCCAATTACTATCTTCGTGTTCATTTTCCGGATAATATTCATATCCACGTCTAATGTACCAATCATACTGCCAAGTATTTTTATCTACCCATAAATAAGAACATTTAGCACCTAATTGTATTCCTAAATTTTCTCTAACTTCTTGTAATCTGGTTCCATATCCTTTTTTTCTATGATATGTATTAACATTCATGTTACTTAATATGATAGAATCATTATAATCACCTTCAAAATACCAGTTTAATAAAGCAACTGCATTTCCATTCTTTTCCATGAAATACAAAGTTTGACCTCCGTAGTTACCTTCAGATAAAAATAGAATATAATCATCTAAAAAGTGCTTATCTATATTTTTGATCAGATCCTTACATGTCTGAATTTCAACTTTTTCCATTTTATTCCTTTATATTGAATTTTCTAAATAACTAAAACCTGTTTTGTCCTTATGAACATTAATAACTCTGTCGAACAAATTAAAATCCAAAAGTGAGTGGTTTATTAAAAATATATGGAGATTTAACTCAGTTGAAATTTCTTTTAAAATTCCACAAACCAACTCTATTGATTCCATGTCTAAACTTGAAAAAATTTCGTCTAAGAATAATATATTAATATCACTAAATTTAGTTTTTAGAAGTCGAATGAATCCAATCAATACAGCAAAATCAAATTTCTTACTCTCTCCTGCAGACAATGTCTCGATACTTAAATCTCTTCCAAGGAAAACAACATTTGTTTCTAAATTTGAATCCAGATTAAGTGAATACCCTAAATTTAGTCTCGATAACATTTTATTTATTTCATTATTTAAATGAGGAATAATTTTATCGATTATATGTTTTTTTATTCCTTGTTCACTGAGAATATCAGAAATTATATTAAGAAAATTTGTTTCATACTGAATTGTTTCCAATTTTTCTTTATGTGTTTCTAATGATTTTTGGTCCTGTTCTATAATTTCATAAAGACCATTAAGTTGGTAACTATTGTCAGTTAGATTTAATTTTTCTATCTCAGTTTGTAAATGATCTATTTTAACAGACAACCCGTGAATTTTTTTAGTACCTTCATCCCGGATATGCATATATTTATCCAAACGTTCTGAATGTTTATTTCCTTCGGATTTTAAATCAACTAATGTTCTTGTCAATAAAGTCAATTGATTTTTATAATCTTCTAAATGGTCCAAGTGTTCTGCTGAGTTGAAGTCAGAACCACACATAGGACATTTTTCATTCCTCTCGTACAGCTCAATTTTCTTTTCTATGGATTTTTTATCAAATTCATAACCCTTTTTAACAGTATCATTTTTTTTGATTTTTTCTTTGATCTCATTAATATTTTTATTAATTAATTCAAATTTTTCTCTAAGAATTTGTTCCTTTCCGCTTAAATCTGCTATTGATTCTTTTAGGGTAGCTTCTTCTATTTTCTGAGCATCATCTATCTGTTTCTGAATTTCATCTGTTTTATTTTGGGTAAGCTGAATATGACTGTATAAGCTATCAATATTATCTTTTAAACTATTTTCTTTTCTCTGATTATCTTTAATTTCATTTTTAATTTCTTCATGCATCATGGTGAGGATATTCAAACCAAAAACTCTATCAATAAGATTTCGTTTTTCCTGTTTTTTCATCCGAACAAATGATTTGAATTTATTGATATCCAACACAACTAAATTTTTGAACATGAATTGGTCTATATCTAAAATATCATTTTCAATTTGTTGTTGAACATTCTTCTTCCCAGCTATATCAGATAAAACAACATCATTTAAAACAACATTTAAATTATTAGGAGATACATTTCTTTCTATTGATAATTCACCTTGTTTGGTTTGAATATGAGTTTTAGTATATAAATTTTCATTTACTCTATTAGGGAGGTCGTAAATCTTTTTTCCTGAAACTCTCCCAAATATGCCAAATTCTAATACTTCAGCTATTGTTGATTTTCCATTTCCGTTATTTGCTGAAATTAAATTTAAACTTGATATAGATTCAGAGAAATCCAAACTCTGTAGCATATTTCCATATGAGTTAAAATTCTTCCAATAATACTTTAAAATTTTCAAATAAATATTTCCTTTTATTTTTCGTCTGCCATTTTTTCATTATTGATAGCATTTTCATACACTACCTTGACTTTGTCCTTTATCAACTGTTTAACCTCATCCGACTGGTTCAGTGAATTCAAATAATAATTAAGCTCATCATTAATTTGAAATTGATTGAAATTAGAATCCAGTGAGTATGAGGACTCTATTTCATTTTCCATCATAATAAATTTGACTTCATTTGTTATCTTAAGTATCTCAGAAAATTTTGTCCAAGAGTATGAATTTTGAAAATTCTTTTTTATTATCAAATCAACTATATTATTTCTAATAAGCTGTTCAAATTGTTTCAAAGGAGTGTTCATGAGATCCATGAGGACCAACTGAATAAATTTCGGACTATAATTATTTTCAAAGAAAAGTTCTTCTCCTGTTTCCAAATCTAAACAAAATATACCCTTTGAATTTTCCCGGTCATTTCTTGTTTGATGAAATGGGTTCCCAACCATTTGGACGTTTCTGTACTTTTGCTTTAAATGAATATGGCCGGAGTAGACTTTCTTTACTTGTGTTAAATCCTTTGCATCAATTCCATCTTCTAAACACGAAAAATTGTTGTAACGTAGTCCGGAGAAATCATGATGACAAAAAATATAGTCCGTTTTTTTAGCTTCTTTCAAGGCATCTAAAAATGATTCGTTGTTTTGTCTCCAGGGAATAAGTAGTATGTTCTTGGAGCAACATTCATATATTACAGGATCTTTATATACTTCAATATTAGGTATATAATTAAAAACATTCAATGAATTAATATCATTGCTATTTTTATATGCAGTGTCATGATTTCCTATTATTATTTTTATAGGTAGTAACTTAGAAATATCAACAAATAAATTTACTACACGGTTCAAGACTATAGAATTAATAGAAAGACGATTATCAAACACATCACCTAATATAAATAAAACATCATTCGGTTTTATATTTTCTTTTAGTAGAGGTATAAAGAAATTTTCAAAATAATCAACTGTTTGGTCTAGCCATTTCATCGAGACCGCATGCAACCCAAAATGAATATCAGCGAGCATCCATATTCTTTGAAATTGTTCTTGATGTTTTTTGATCATTTTTATGTTTATATATAGAAAATTTTACATGTTATAGTATCAGCAAAAGTTAATTTATTGTTTGTAAAAAATAATTCAATATCTTTGTCCGGTGTTTTATCCACTTTTAACTTTTTTAATTCCTTCTCATTAAATTTATTCCATATATCCAAAACACCAGGAATTATATTTTCATGAAAGTTGGTGAACATTTCAGCTAATTTAGTATTCTCTTTATTTTCTTGGTTGATTATTTCATTATTGAATTCTAAATAATCAAGTGATTTAATGTACTGAGTAACATATATTCTATCAGAAATTATCATACATTCAGCATCATTTTTAATGATTTCATTTATTTCTTTAACACAATTGTTATAGACCATCTCTGGTATTTCTATAGCTAATATTTTTCTCATTTTTATAATATTCCTGTTTTTTATTAAAATAATTTTTCTTTTTTGTTTTCCGGATGAATTTCTAAATCAACATGAATTTGATTTCTGAATTTTTCAGGTAATATACTGTAAGCCAATGTGTAGTCTATATTGAATGTTTCTAAAAATGAAAGAAGAAACTCAAGATAAGTAAATTTACCTGCTTCCAGATCATCGGTGTATATATCAATAAAATACATAAAGAAATCAATCAAAACAGAACGTTTATTCAACTGCAACCTATTTTTATGTTTAAACCGGCTATTATGAAAATGCTCAATGTACTCCAATTGTAGTTTGTCATATGACAAATAGTCAAAATTAATCTCATCTATAAATGGGAAACTTCTTGACATTTCCAATTTCTTTTCTGATACTTGGTCCACATCGTAACTATAAGTGTTATAACTATTGTCAAAAATTTTATCTCTCTTATACTTTTTAGCAATAGGTTTGGCTACTATTTCTTTATCGTTCATACTTAAAACCTTGTTTTTCTTTATATATTTTACTGTTTAATTCATTAGACTGAAACAATCTAAGTTCAAATTTTGATTACAATCTTCTAATTTTTGGGTGATTCTTAAATATTTTTTATCGAAATCGAATTGGTGAGTTTCTCCCATTCCTTCAGCGTCACGAAGAGCCACTGCTCCAAACGTCAAAGTATTATTTGCTTGATCCATCATGTCTTTACTTATAGAGAATAAAGCATCAACTGTTTGTGGAAGTCCTATGGATTCAGAAACATCAGCCATAGATAAAGCACCTGATTTCTCACTTGCTCCTCTTACCGCTTGTGTTGCGCTAATCGCGGCTAAATTCTTTCTCATCGCTAATGCTCTTAAGGACACTGCAATATTTTTAACTTTAAGATAAGTACTTTCTGAACTTGGATTTTTGTAATCAACAAGCAAGTTCAAATAATCTACTATCAATACATCAAAATTTAATTTAAGTTGACTTTCTAATTTAAAAATATAAGCTTCTAATTCAGATACTTTTAAACTATCAGCAGGAAACTCTTTTATTATCAATTTACCTGGTATCTTCATTGTAATACCATCCATCTGAGTATGATTCTCTATTTTTTTTCGTAGCTTCTTTTTATCTTCAATGAATAAATCATACTCAGCAACCGGTATATTATGAATATTAGCTGCTATTCTTTTCAAATATTTTTTCTCTGATAATTCTAAACTAACTACTAAAACATTGTACCCATTTCGTTGTAAATTAACTGCTAAATTCCCTAAAACCAAAGACTTTCCTGCTTTCGCATTTGCAAAGAAAACTGTCAAGGTCTTATAAGTAAGTCCTCCTCCAAGTTTTTCATCTATCCAACTATAGCCGGTAGGAAACGATTCTTTGTTATCTAAAGTATAATCTTCTATATTATCAATATCTGTTCCGAAACTTTCTTCGAATGTTAAACTATTTCTTTCATTGACGGTATTTTTTACTGTGGCTACAATGTCTTTAATATTATCAGTAGTGACCTGAGACGTCTTAATAAATTTTAAAACATCCACCATTGAATTTTCTAAAGTTTTCCATTCAATCCAAGTCTCAAAATTTTCATTTATCCATGCTTGGTCATAATTATCTATATCTATATCAAATATACTCGAAATCAAATCATAATTAAATGTTGAATTACCATCCGAATCTTCAGTATAAAATTCTTCTAATTTTTTCTTGTCTATTAATTGAATTACCTGGTTCTTGGACGCGGTCGAACCATATTTTTGGAAGAAATCCTTATCGATATCTAAAAGATGTTTCAGTTCCAAGTCTTTAAAAAAATACGAATGAACGTATTTAAAATAAGACGGATTCTGTCTCAGGTAGTGATAAAATATTTTTTCTTGGCTTAATGTCATATGCTTTCTCTGTTTTTATAGTTTATTTTACAATTAAAAATGTCTTTTTTAAAAAAGAAAGAGGTAGTTTGTTTGATGAACTACCTCTCTTTAAACTAATGAAATTGAATCGCTTAATTCCAAAACCCTTTCTTAACCAGGAGATTGTTTTCTGATGTTTTAGCTATATACTCATTTTGTTCTAACCAATGCAAATTTTTATTAATTTGTTTGATTATGTCCGGCGACAATGACTTAAATCTCTTGGTAAATTTTTGTTTCATTCCTTTACAAAGAATGATTTCAAATAAGGTATCTTCATAGGTAGGGTATTCAGGGAGATTTTTCCAAGCCTCTATGATATATTTAATAGGTAAAGATTCTGTTTTGATAAATTGATTCATTTCATTATTGCTTTCGTTATTATTCTTCATCCTGTTCGATTATGTTTTCAGACCCTAAGATCGCTTCAATTTCTTCAAGGTCATCGTCAATAGTTTGATTGAATCCAAATACTGGTCCAATCTTTTCATCCAATTTAGCTAAAACTTCTTGGGTGAAAACTTCAGAACAAAATACTTTTGTTTTTCGTATGTGTTTATGGAGATGACGAACAGCGAAAGTTAATGCTTTTTGATTTTCCGCAATTTCAGTATCACTAATGTACTTCCCAGATTCAATTCCGATATTTTCCCAGTCAAAGAATTTTTCTAAACCAACATAAGGATTCATACCTTTGTCAAAACGAACATGTACTTCCGCCTCAATATTTCCTTTGGTGTACCGACTCTTTAAAATTTTAGCCTTAATAATATAACCAATTTTATTACTGGTATTATCTTTTAAATGACTACGAGTAAATTGCAAAGTTACTGTTGAATTATATTTGATACCTGACCCACCGCCCTGTTCTGTCATTGGAACATATGAACCAACAATATCATAGCTATGATTTATTACAATCATTGGTATTTGTAGAATTGCTAAATCAGATGTAATAACTCTAAACAATTTTTTAATCATTTTTGCCCTGGTCATGTCTGATTTGTCACTACCGGACGCGGTGTCCACCATTTCTTTATCTGTTGATAAGTTACCAAGTGAATCAATTACTACCATAATTTTCGGTACTTCTCCACCCTCATCTTTGACTTCTTTCATGATATTAATTAAATTTTTCATGTAAGTAGTTACAGCTTCCACAGTGTTCATTGATTCATGTCTTAGTGTAGAGGTATCTATACCGAAATTAACCGCAGCATCAATCGTTAACGCGCCTTCAGTGTCAATCCATATAATATTATAACCTTTTTTTTGTGCTTGGTAGGCAGTGTTTAAAGCGATAAATGTCTTGCCGGTGGATGCTGGTCCAACGAAAGAAGTAACTCTTCCGGACGGAATGCCCTTGAAAATAGATCCACTGATTTGTGCATTTAGTATGTAGTTTCCGGTACTGACCCAGTCCTCTACTTTAGCGAATGGGCTATTTTCTAACAGAAAACCATTAGATACTTTTTCCAATGCTTTATTTATGTCAGTGAATGTAAAACCTTTTTTGGAAGTTTTTACTTCAGTGTCTTTTTCTTTTTTAGCCATTTTTATTTTCCTTTCGTATATTCTTCATCGTCAGCCACCCCCATTTTTTCTGACCGGAGGTCCATCTGCTTAGTCATAAATGTGGTTAATAAATCATCAATAGCATCTTGTTTATTGTTATAAGGATATGATATCAGATACCCTGAATACCATATCCATCCATGATTAGGGATTAATTGAATATAACCAACCGTTTGTATAAATTTTGTTTCTGCTTTTGTGCAAACAATAAAAAAATTCATATGTTCAAATGGTTGTTGTATTTGAAATTTTGGAATGCCTGTTAATATTTCACTCATACTACATTAATCTTTTTAGTTTAATTAAATTCTCTGGAATGTTTTTTGCTCCTAACGCGGTCAAGAAAATATTCACTTGGTCAGTTATTGATTTACTAAACATTGTTCTGTAGTCAACCTCCGGAGCAAAAGTATATGGAAACTCATTATTAATAAATCCAAATACATCGTCATGAAAATTATTATCCGGTTTACTGTAATAGAACCTAACTTTATCACCTGACTTAATTAACTCATATTTTTGTTTTAATTCTGGATGATTATTTAAATAGTAATTATAGTTGGCGGCTGCTCTTGTCTGAATAGGAGTTCTCGATGCTAGCTGGAGAGGTGCTCCAGCGCTATCTGAAATAACATACTTTTCATAGTCGGTAATTCCTTTCAAATATGAAATCTTATTAACCTCGTTTTTATCATATTCCTTTTTCCATCCAATAACCAAATTAATTACATTATTATAATCAACCTTTCCTTTATTTTTGAACAGATAAGTTAAAAATATAATCAATTTCTCTTTAGCAAACGGAGGAGTATCACCTCTTGAAATTATAATACCGGTATAATCTATTTTCGTTAATGGGTCGTATTTGATCCCATCCTTGTATATTAAATCTAAACTATAATGTTTTTTGGATGTCCAAATACCACTGTCACAAAATTTCTCAAATTCAAACTCTTGGAGATTTTTAACATGGAACTTACTCGCATAAATTTCATGCCAAGAATTAAAAAGTTTTTCCAACCGGCCTTCATCAAATTTCATCATGAAATCTAAAGAACTGCCTTTGTAATCACATGAGTCGATAAGAGGTTGAATAGAGAAAAAATTAGAATCGGTGTCTATATAAGCTACCGCAGGAACAGAACTATCTATTTTTTTAACTGTTTTACTATCGATACCTAATTTTTTATGTATGTCTTTATCCAAATGCCACTTCTCATGATAATATTTACTTATCATTGAAGCGGTACTCTTGATAAGGTCTTGCCCTTGTAATGTCACCGCTTCAGCGACATTTGGATTATAAAACATAAAATATTCATTAGCCATAACACCATAAGCAGAGTTCAGAAATATTTTCAAGGCCATCTGCATGTTGTCTGCTGTTGAACTCAGTCCCTGCAGAAGTTTTATCATTTCTTCGATTTCTTCCGCGGATGAATCTAAAGAAAGTTTAGACGATTGTTCTAAAATATTCTTTAGTTCGTTAGTCATTCGTGTCCTCAATCATAGTGAAGGCATATAGCACATCATCTTTGTCTGATATTAGCAGTAATTTAACATCATCAATAAACATTTCATAATCTTGATTCTTAATCTTTTTAATAAATTCAGTTTCGAATGTTCCTACGAAATCAGAAACAATTTCAACATCTGTATTTATTGTTATTTCATATTCGTCTTGGAAATTAAAAGTAATGACTTGACTTTTCACATCACCTATAATTTTTACAAATTCAAGTGATTCATCCAGTTTGACAATGCCTTTCACTTTCTTAATAAAATTATCGTCAAATTTTAACTTTGTAAAATACTCTGATGGATCTAATAAATTATCAATCTTCTCATCACCAACATAAGTTATCAAAGATGAGTTAGCAAGAGGAATCTTAATCAATTTAAAATTTTCAGATTTTATCAAGATGCTATGTGCTTCATATGCATCAGTAAAATTCTTTACTCTTGGTTCGGAACATTCAAATTCAATTGATATATTTTTTTCCTTTCCTAATAGTTCAAAAATTCCTAAAATCTTTTTCAAATTATAAAAACCTATTCCTATTCTTTTCTCTAATGGTTCTTCGAACTTGAAAATTTCATCTGAAATTTTATTGTATCTCATAGTGGATGCATTGGTGTCCATATACTTCGCTTGTAGTCCACCATCCATTAAGCATTCCACAAATAATACATCGTCCAAAATACTAAATTCCTTTACGAAATCCGCAAGCATATCTATATTTTCTAAACTTGCCTTAAATGTTACCACTTTACTTATAGTGGGTGTTTTATCGCTACTCTTCTTCGCCATATAATATCTCTCTAAAATGATTTGTAATTATTGTTATATTTTCTAAAATTTCCGAGTTGAAATTGTTGTCGGAAGTCCAATTATAAAATTCGTTTAAAAATATTAATCTATCTTCTAAATTAGTAATAGTATATTCATTAAGTTTATCATCAATGTAAACTATGAAATCTCTGATCATATCATTTCCATTCACATCAGTTAGCCGAGCCATTGAATATTCACAGAAATTAAATATTTTTTTGTAGTCATAAGAAAAATCTTCCCAAACAAATTCATAGGTAGTGAATTCTAAATCTGAATTGTATCGGAGAATAATTTTATTGTAACTATCCACCGTATTTCTTAAAGTTTCGTTTGATTCTTGTATTGTATGAACATTACTTTCATTAACAAAAAATTCTGAACATAGGTCATATACATCACAAACTACACAATCTCCATAAACCGGGAAATCCAATAATTTGACTGCATTTTCATTTAGTGATGTTTCTAATTTTATTTTTTCGAAAAATAATTTAAAGTCCAAGAAAATCCAAAATTTTCCGTTATAAATAGGAACAAAAGTTGTTTTTAATATATCAAATATCATACCAGGAGTAACTTCTTTCTTAATTTTTACATCAAGAACTTCGCCGGAAACCTTTAATATTTTTAATGCCATTTAAATCTCTTCTTCAATATCTTCATCTTCAATAACATATTGTTCTATTTCCTTAAATTCGGAAAGTATTTTACTGTCAATATCTTTTACAATATTATGCTTCGAAAATAAAGTAGATTCTATTTTTTTTGTTAATTTTTCTAACTTTTTTTCGTCATCCGTCTTGCAGTTGACTAAGTCCATTCTTGTCTTGTTGGATAGATTTTGTAAACTTTCAATTGAAAGCTCCCTTATCTTTATGTTGTTTAATCTTTGTTTAATTTCAGATCCAAACTTTTTCAAATACAATTCTATTTCTTTCTCTGACCTTTTTTTCTCTACCATAAATTCAATGAATTTAATTTTTTCATCCACGAATTGAATTTCTTTAATAACATTACTTATTAACTTTTCAGTAAATAATTTTTCATTTAAAAGGACCACGTTTCGAAAATCGATTAAATAATCTTTTATGTTAGCATACTCCAGAACCCGGTTGCTTTCAGTGAATGTTATATTTTCTGTTATAACAACACTGACAATCTTTTTCACCGCTTTTATAAATTCAGGTGTTTGGGATTCTCTATTTATCTTTAAAGTAAAATCAATATGGTCTTTTGAATTATTATCAATTCCTATCTCAAAATCTAAATCGGAAACAACATCATTAAGTTTTTCTAAAAATGTTTTATACTTTATAAAAGGAGGGACATTATAAATTCGAACTGTGTTTTTTTCTTGAACAACATCACCTTGAAATAGCCAGCATCTTCCATCTATATCAGCTTGTTTAATAGATCCATTATAATTTTGAAGGTAAGGAGTTAAATCTGCTTTATCATTACCCTTCATGAATTTTTCTAACTCTTCAAATTTTCTTGGGAGAATTCTAGTAGCGAACCCAACAGCTATACCTATAGTAAAATTTAATAATCCAATCGGAAAATTAACTTTTAGAGGGTCTTGTGAATAATCTACTAAAGTATAATCATTTATTATTTTATATTCATCTATAATATTTTTAATTTTAGGATTTATTTTAACAGAAGTGTAACGCGGTGAAGCAGGAGTTTGGTCAACCGGAGAACCGAAAAATCCATCACCTTCTAAAAGATTAACCGCATTTAAATATGGTCGAGCTAATCGGGATATACCATTTGATAATGACGCATCACCGTGGTGATACCCTTTAATAATATCACCAACCAGATTCAAGGTTTTCCTAAAATCAGTAGGGGCGGTAGTCAGAATCAATCGATGTAGTGGTGTTAATGTATCGAAAAACGACGGAATACCTCTACTTGAAATTGTATATAAAGCATAATCTTTATAGTCATTATTAATATACTCTGAAATTTGTCTTGTCTTATGAAACACTTGTTAAATCTCCCAAATCTTCTAAATCTTTTGTTATTCCATTGGCCATGCTATTAAACATATTATATGTTATTTTGTAGGTAACGCCGGAGTTAAATATCATCCAGTATCCTGAACTTTCTATAGTATCTTCACTATCAATATAGCCAAGAAATGCTATTTCATTAACATTAAAAAATGTTCTAAAATCGTTTATCTTTGATGTAGCTTGTTTATTTTGTTTATCCAACTCCATATCATCAAGCATTTTAAGTAATCGCTCTTGTTCCTCTAAAGTAATTTCTTCCATATTTTAAATCTCTTTATCTTCTACTTTTAACCAATTTTTTCTGTATTTTACATCAGATCCGAAAACTACATCTAAATACTTATCTGATTTTTTATTTGTTTTAATTTTAACCAGGTTCATATCTTTAAAAATAAATTTCCAGTCCTCTTTGTCCATTGAACCAACACCTTTTAAATATCTTAGATTCTTTTTGGTTTTATACTCATTATTATCTAAATTATATTCATAGTGTCTTTCTTTATTTTCATCATATGAAATCAACGGCATTATCAATTTATATAATTTGTTTTTCTTTAACACATCAGGGAACCAACGGGCGAACAGATTCATTAATAAGGCGGTTATGTGGTTACCGTCACAGTTATGAGAAAGTAAATAACAATTATTAATCTTAATAAAAAAATTATTAATTTCATCCACCTCTATATCATATAATTCAGTTTTTTGTTTAATTTTTTTTATTGATTGAGGCTTCATCAATATAAAATCTTCTATTCTTAAAATTTCCATTTAATTTAATTCCATTATAGTGTTATTATCAGTTATCTGATACAAAGCATCTAATAAATTAGTCTCTGTTAGTTTATATGAATCCCAAATGATTAAAATAGATACCGGGTTCATTTTTTCTTTAATTTTTTCTAATCGGTTTTTGTCTTTTTTCCATATCTGTTCATATGTCATTTTTGTTTGTTTCAATATTTCTGTTCCTTGATATATTGCTGGATTTCCATGCCAATAATCTCCATAATATTCTATTATAACATTTAAATTTGGTAAATAATAATCTACGAAATAATTTCTTTTTTCCATTTCTACCATATATTCCATGACATATTCAAAATTGAGATTATCTAAGATGTCTTTGATTTTAAAACTTATTTTCGAAGGTCCACTTTGATACTTCCAACTTCGTTTAGAAGCTTGTATTTTTTTCCATCTCTTGGTTCCTTTTATTTCACCAAATCTCTCAATATTTCCGTTTAAACTACTCGAATATATTAAAGCGTTAGTCTTATGCTCCCATTTTTTGGTTCCTTCTATAATACCAAACTTATCTATATAATATTGTTTAGTTGAACTATAAGCAATTTTATTATTTCTTTCCTTATATTTCTCTGTTCCTTTTGATTCACCATAACGTTCTATAAAACCTTTTAAATCACATCTTGAAGTATTTTCTCTAACTCCTCTGGAACGGATAAATTTTTGTTCTTTTATCGAAATCTTTTTTAATTTTGCTCCATATTCCATTATACAAGAAATTCTATCGAATTTTATTCCTTTGTTATAAGGAACTCCCAAATATTCTAAACTTCTTTTATTCAAACATTCTATATCATTACAACTATATACTTCATATGACCTATAGAATGTTTTTTCTGAATAATCTACTGTTAGATTAGGGATAGCATCTCTGTTACAAAAAGCACAATTTTCTATTTTAAATTCTGGTTTAATATTTATGAATTCTTTGTCGTAATCTGAAAAATATTCATATAATGTTAAATTATGTACTCTTTTAATATGGGAACCTACATAGCTATTATTTGCTGATACTTCTTTGCCACATATTTTACATTTATATTTTTCCGTCATATATGATTTCCGTAATTTTTATTAATATTATATATATTAACACGGATATCATATTTTTACTTTTTTATTAAAAAACAATCAGTTTTTTTTATATTTTTTGCTTTTTCTTGAATAACTTCATTGTCTCTATAGATATAAAAAATATGATTTTCTGAACATCTAATAACCTCACCATTTACAATAAATTCAAATATTCTGTCTTTGGTCGTTTTTATAATTTGATTAATTTTATGAAAATTATTATCCGAACCTAATACCATATCATCATAAGTAACATCTTTTAAATGTTTATCTCCAGAATCAGTTTTAATTAAAGTCATACCGTCTAAACAATCCATATCACTTGTTATAACTACTTTATCATAAGTACAAGTTTTACCACCATCCTCTACATTCAAGTTTAAAATATTCATTAAATCTATTATTTCTTGATTGTTAGATAAGTCAGACAAATGCCTGGCGTTTTTGATTTTCCCTTTCAATGCGTAAATTGAATGATTAACTGGGTCTCGTTGGGAAGAAATCGCTGCCTTAGATGAGCCACCCTCAGTTATAAAGAGAATTGATTTGTTTTTCGAAGGAATAAATTTATCAGAAAAAATAAGTTGTTTATTTTTCTTTTTATTCCTTTTAATCTTCTTTAAGTCTTCCGAATAATTTTTATTTTCTATAGCTATTATTATATTTTCATATAAATCAGATTTTATGAAATCTTTACAGACATGTTCCTTCGGTTTAAACGGCATTAACTCTTCCATCATTGCTCTTGAAACAATAAACCTGTTTTTGTTTTGTTCTTGAAACTGAACATGCTTTGGTGGAAGATTAATGATTATAGCAGTCTCATAAAATTCAGAAGCTGTTTTTGAACTAAATAGTCTTTCATTTATTTTTTCTTGATAGAAGGTTTGATGAAATCCACCACATAATGAACCATTAACAAACGATATAGAGGTTGTCTTATCTTTTATGGCTTCCCAAATATAAAGCTCTGTATATTTGTTAAGTTTAAAATGAAATGAATTTGAAGGTAGTAAAGGAATATTTAAATCCAAAACTTCTTTATCCCAAATCAATTCGAATTCAACCGTCCGGAGGTTATCATCGTTCAGCTTAGAAAAATTTCTGAAAAGGCATTTAGTAAAAACAAATTCTTTATCAAATTTAATATTTTTAAAAGATTTCTTCCGGGCAATATATGTTATAGTTGTGCCCTTAGTAGTTTTTGATTTTTCGTATGTTTTGCCTTCAGTAACGAAATCCAACCACTGCTGTTCATAAATGTATCCAGAATTGGTTGTCTCTACTTCAAATAAATCAGAAAGCATATTGACCGCTGAAAGTCCAACACCATTCGTTCCGATCACAGTGACATCAGATTTATCATTCTGAAAATTTGATCCTGCTCTAAGTAACGAAACTGCCGTTTCTACATTGGTCAACCCGGAGGTTATATTAATTTCATTTGGATTCATAAATCCACGACCATCGTCACTAACAATCACCTTATTAGTGTTAGAATTTATATTAACCGAAATCTTTTTAAATTCATATCCTTCTTTCTTACAGCGAAGTGCTTCATCAAATGCATTGTCGATAACTTCATCCAATAATCGATAAAATCCATCTGAATAGTTAATTTCTTTCTTTACTAAAAGACCATCTTCGAAAATTGGTACTGTTTTAGTTATCATTTCAGTGGTACCAACATACATTGCCGGTCTAAGTAAAATATGTTCTCTTTCCGATAAATGAATCACTTCACGATTCACCAAATCATTGTTTTTTTCTTTTTTCAAATCATGTTTCCTGTAAATTATATCTTTTATACAACAATGGCCGATGAAATTAAAATTCGTTTCATCGACCATCTTAAAATAATTCAAAAATAAGCTGCTAAATTACCATTTTTCTAAAGGGCAACTTTCAAATTCAAATTTTGTTTTTTGTAGAAGGTTACACCCACAACCGCCTTTTTCCACATCACATACTGGTTTGTTCCAGAAGATTAAAAAACTGGATGTTGATTTAGTATCACATTTATTACATATTTCTAATCTTCTTTCAGCTTCTTGGTCAGTTGAATAAATTTCATCTTTGTAATTAAAAATTTTAATAAATAATCTTCTTAAAAATTTAAAAAAATTAGCAATTCTTTTTATGTTTTGTTTTAAATTCATTGTTATATTTTATTTTCTGATTTCATGCACTCTATGAGTACGAGTACTGAATTGTTTTTTATAAATAAGTAAAGTTTCTTCTATCGTTCGTTTTTCTTTGAAACATTCAATAATCAAATCATAATATTTTTGATTAAATTTATTGTCTATATATGTCTCATATTCAGTGAAAGATATCCCATATTCCTGTAAAAACTTAACTTTAAATTGTTCAAAATAGGGAGCAAAATCATCAGTGAATTGCTCCATAGTTTTTCTTTCATATAAATTCATATCACGAGCTGATCCTTCTTTACCATCAGCAATACTATTCTTTTTATCGACTGTTAGCCCACCGAAATTAAACATTCTTTTCATTTGATATGTTACTCCAATCCAGTTGATCCGAAACCACCTGAACCTCTTGCAGTTTCTATCAGTCGATCTACTTCTATGAATTTTATTTTTTCGATTTTTTGTAGGACCATCTGAGCAATTTTAGATTGCGGCTTCACTATAAATGGCTTCTTAGAAACATTACAAAGAATAACTCCTACTTCTCCGCGATAGTCAAAATCGCATGTTCCAGGCGCATTCAAAACAATTACTCCGTTATGTAATGCTAATCCTGATTTAGATCTTATTTGAATTTCATATTCAATATCGTCATTTGGTTTTATTTCAACTGAAAAATTCAAAGGAAATAATTTTATTTCTCCCGGTTCCAGAACATAGTCTTCAAAATTAGTAGAATATAAATCCATGCCACTTGAACCCATTGTAGCATACTCAGGAATTTTTGTCTTTATATTAGTATCTATTATTTTTAAATGTACAGATTTCATTGTAATCCAATTTTATTTTTAAAAAATCGATCATAAACGAGTTATAACTAATTTTCGTTTTTGGGTATATAAATTCATATATACCATCACGAAAACAGCATATCGATGATTTATGAACGTCTTTTGATTGGTTTAACATATTCTCTATAAGATAATATAGTATTTTCAGGAATCTGCTTCATAACTGGATCACCTTGATTATAAGATATACAGGACCAAACTGGATCACCATCATTCAAGTAATGATCAATTTTTGATAATTTCATAGGCATACCATCCGGTAAAATAAAATGGTAATCTTTGGTTAGTTTACTTGGATTTTGTAGATATTCAGTGGAAGTTATAGTTTGATATTCTTCACTTAATACTGGATTATTCATAAGTTCCAGTTTTTCAATTTGAAGTGTGTTGATTTCTTTGTTCAATGAATCAATAACTTCTTGCATTTCTTTTTTATCTTTATTTATAGCATCTATACTATCTTGAAGACTGGTGATATATTCTTCGTACTTAGTATTTTTGTTTTCTGAAGAACTATCCGGTTCCACCTCTTTCAGTTGCTTCCGTAAATCTTCTATAATTTCAATTAAATCGCTTTTTGTCTTGACCGACAAAGAGGAGGATGTAGTTTTTTCTGGCATGATTATTAACCTTATTTTTAAATCTTAAATATTATTTTACAAACATCTTTCTTGTTTTTAAAATAAAAAAGTTCGCTTGATTAATTTTAAGCGAACTTTCAACATCTGATTTATATATTATTGGTTTTTCTATGCAAATTTCATTTTATTGTTGCGATTATTTTTATTATAATCAGTCAACTTATGTTGTAAAGATTCATATCTTTTATTGATACTATCTATTATTTTTGTTTCTTTGTCAATTGATTGTAATTTCCTTGTGTTAAATTTTTCATTTTGTTGAGCCATCATAACGATAGTTTTTGGAAATCTTTCTTCAATTTTTTTCAGACGTTGTTGGGTTAGCTCGATCGACTTTGTTTCGTTTATCGATTGTAATATTTTCTTCTTTTGTTTATCCATCTGAGAAATAGCCAAAAGAAGGCTTCTTTTGAATTTGATATTATTCAGGTATATTTCTTTTTTGATACTCGATATCTTTTTAGGTATCCGATCAATCTTGTCACTTAACTTTTGAGCGCTCATTTTTAAATTCTCTAAGTTCAGTTGTTTTTTCAGTTCTTTCTTGTTTAGAACTGTAGTGGTTGGTTTATTATCAACCTTTTTTGTCTTCACCTTAATATTATTTTTAGGTGTTTGTTTAGAAGTTTCTAATAAAATTGGTGAAACTTCCGATGCGTGTTTGTTGATTGCTGTATTCATTGCTGCATTCCTTATATTAATAATTAAAAACGATTTCAGTATACTAATTTAATAAACTGAAATTATGTTGCCATGTAATTAATTAATATGTGTCAGTTTTTATATGTATTTTCAAATAACTTGTTTATGATGATTAATTTTTCATCTATGTATGTATTGACTATTAAGTATAAAAATTAGTGTAAATTATTTTCAGAATTATTATTTTTAAACAATAAAAAAACAAGGAATTTTAAAATTCCTTGTTTAAAAATAATTAGTTAATTATAAAAAATTATCTTATTTTTATATTAACTACATCACCTACTTCTCCGGTTTCCATAAAAAACCTAGTACATTCGAATCTAAAGAGGCCGTGACTGCTTTACCGTTTGAATCGGATGCTACACCTGTTCCTATAGCGGCTGCTAAAATTTGTTCCCCTAATTCAACAGGACCAACTCCTAAAATTTGTATTATTCCGGGTGTGTTGGCAGTTAGACCATCTTCTAAAGATATTCCCATAGCGGGTCCATCAAAAATTGCTTGTCCGTCCGCTGGATATGCAACGAATCTATGAGGTGAAACAGAAGATGTTTTAGTTACCCTATAAAAGTTAGGATTAGTTTTATATTTGCCTGATTTACCAGTCTCTTCTTGTTCTAATGAGCATCTATTTATCATATCTATAACCTCCTATTTACTTTAATTTCACTAATATATTATCGCCGATTTGTCCTGTTCCATATGAAATAGCATTAGGTGACATTTCTACATCACAGATTATTGCTTTTCCTGTTATGTCAGTTGAAAGTTCTGTTCCTGTTGTGTTAACAGCTTCTGCTAAATTAACATAGCCTAAACCAAAAACTGTTAAAGAACCTTCGGTGTTTGCTAATAGTTCATTCTCTGATGTAATACCCATACAATATTCTCCTTCAGCTGGCACACCAGTCGCTGAAAATGCAACAAATCTATATCGAGGAATAGCGGATGTTTTAGTAACATTTAAAGTATTTGTTGTTCCACCACCAGCAGGTCCAGTTGGTCCTGTTGGTCCACCTTCAGGACCTGTAGGTCCTTGTGGACCGGTTGGTCCGGTTACAGTACTTTCATCCCCTTGTGGTCCAGTTGGTCCTGTAGGACCAGTAACAGTACTTACTGCACCTGTAGGTCCAGTAACAGTACTCGACGCACCTGTAGG